TTCATCTATAACGTATTTCACTTCTTCAAGTCTTACGTAGCTATATCTCTGACCCCCTAGCGGCTCAATGCGCCTAGGTATTTCCTCAATCATTTCCAATAACGACTTATTGTTTACCAATGGCTCTGCTTCTGGCTCGACGGCGAGGAAAGTGCGGATGTCTTCCATGCAATCGTTGAAGTCAACGATTTCGTTATCCCAAAGTTCAAGCGTTCGTCTCAGCAGTTCGCGTTCTTTGGTCATGCTTCCTCCACAGGCTCATAGGTAGCCTCGAAGATGTCAGGCTTGCATGGGTAGTGTTCGCCTTTGATTCCGGTGATGATCCAGTCGCCGGGGGTGACTTCATGCCAGCCCTCAAGGGTCTTGACGTAAAAATCCTTGGACCTATAAAGAATTCCGGGGCTTATTGCCGATGACGTTGTACCAAGTGAACGCTCTACAGCGGGATGATCCCCATCTTTAAACCATTGGGTAGCCTCGATCACTACGGGCTTCTTTCTAAATTTCATTCCATCCCCCTGCCGATCTCAGCGGCGGCTCTTACGATGGCTCTACGGGTTGCGGCATAGGGGTCGTTACTTGGATCTTCCGTGCAGACAACACCGTTAGTTCCAAACGACCACACACAGTATTCTTTAGGGAATCCAAGTTCCAACCTCAACTTCACCGCAAGGCGCAGAGCGTCACCATCGTCGGTTAGGGGATTCCAAAAATGAATAGATCCATTTTCGTACCATTCGAGTTCCATCCCAGCCGCTTTAGCTGCCAAGGCGAGTAATTCTTTGTCTTCGCTCATCTCTCCTCCAGTCGTTTCTTCTGCTCGTCACTCAGCTTGGGTAGTTTCATCCAAGCCACGATGCCCCACTCCGGGTGGTAGTCACCAAGGATGCCAATGCCGTGCTCAGACACAAGGTACAGCTTGGTGCCCATCGGGGGCTTCTCGTCTTTAACCAAAGTTAGCTTTGGTTCGAGCGTTGTTTGAGGTTTGGTCTCGTACATTACTTACCGTACCCTAACCTTATGTTTTTACTGTACTTACCAGCAAAAAATACGAATGGCGGATCTATTTTTTTGAGCTCCACTTCTGATACAACGTGCGTCTTAATAACCAATCTCTTCTCGGTTAAAGGTGTCAGATGCACTAGGGGGTGCCCCGCCTCAAATTCTATTCTCCCTATGCTATCGTCAGTGGGTTTCCTTACAAAGAAATTTACTTCCGTGGCTGTTTGATACCTGTAATTAACAATAGCTGGCGGCATAACAAACGAAGTTGGGTCTTTGAAATTATAAAATGCTTGTGTAAATAAAAAGTTAATACCCGACTTTTCTTTAAACCGCCAAGGAGATCCTAGCTTTAGTTGATGAAACTCTTTCAGGTATTCCGGTCCTCTCTGCAAATCTATTTGGTACTCCAAAATACTTTCGTTGCTAGCAAACGAATGCCTATGTCCATTATTAGTAAATTCCAATACAAAAGAATCCCACAACGGTATTACTATGGCTGCGTTAGAATAGTAATCTTTGAAGCCACGGCACCGTTTCATTGTGTTACTTTCGGCACTTATTCCCGATGGTAGCGTTATTTTTTCTTTGGTAGGTATGTCATACCACCATTTCGGTTTAAATTTATTAGCGTAATCAGGAGCAAGTAGTTCGACTAATTGTGGCCTAGTGGTAAATGCATCCAGAGTTACCGTTTTTGGTTTGCAAAAAAAGAACATAGACTTCTCTCCTAATCAAGTCCTGCGAACGGCCCTTCCGGGTACGCCCACGCGGCATTACGCTCATGGATTTTCTTAGCTAGTTTTCTAGGTAAGAACGGAAGTACAGGGTGAACCAGAACGTTGTGTATCACCGACCTAATGAAATCCCAGATCATTCTCCCTCCGCTGTTACAGTACGTGAGCGGTCTTCTACCTCCCACTCTTTGATCCCATGTTCTGACTCGATCAGCTTGGCAAACCGTTTGGGCTTGCCTTCACTCTCTAACCACAGTTCTTTTAATCGCTCATTAGCAATCGGTCGGTCTGCATAGATCAGAGGACGATGCTTCATGTCGGGCTTCTTCTCCCAATCAACCAGCTTCAGCACTTGGTAAATGTCTATCCAGTAGTCAGGCTTTTTCATTTGTTTTTACTTGTAATTTTTAGGTGACCAGAAATTAAATCTGTAACCATTCCTGAGCACGGTGTATATCTTGGAGTTGACCTTTTCAGAAACCAAAATATCTTTGTCCGTTGCCTCCCGTACCTCGTGCGTACACTCTGTTCTTTTGAACGGTATTACCTGCATCCATGGGGTACCCTTTGTGATTACTCCGTGGAAGTTTTCCTGCATCCAAACGAACGATGAATTAATATAAGTTCTATATGTATCGGTATCGACTACTCCCGACACATGACTGAAACGCTTGTCAAAATGATTGATAGGCTGAGTAAATAGGCATGACCATCCGGGTGGAGTGGATATTATCCAAGGGCTTAGTAGCTTTAACGGCTGATTACCGAATGTAGAATCGTGCAGGGGGCATCCTGCTACCTGACTTGGATCATGGTTTGTAAACATAGGGCTAGGTACTTCTTGCATGTACGAAAAGCGTACTACGCCGTTAATAGTCTCTACAGTTACATCAGCCCATAAAGGTATTAGGTACCCCATGCTCATAGCATCCACAACGGGCACACATCTTTTGATACTGCGAGACGAGCTATTTTCGGGATTCATCTTCCTATACCATCTAGGTAGGAGCTCACCAGCTGGCACAGGGTTAGGTATAGAACCGTACAGTTTAGGGTCGCATGTGAACGTTACTATAGGGTTTTTACTGAACAATTTCATTGGGGGTACCTTTTTACAAGTAGGTATTCATCCAGTATCAGCGCGTCCATGGGTGTGTTCCAGAACATGTCGAAGGCCTCACTTACACGCTCCACCATGGGCTCTCTCTTCCTATTGAAGGAAGTATTCAGCACCATACCTATCCCGGTTACTTTCTTAACTTCCTTGAGTAGGTCGTAGAACTCCGGGTTGTCTGAAGCGCTAACGGTCTGCACTCTGGCCGTGCCATCTACATGTGTGACAGCGGGTAGCTTGTCTTTCCATTCGTCTTTAACTTTATGGACGAACAACATGTACGGACTTTCCTTCTCGATATCAAAGAACATGGGCGCGTCTTCCATGAGCACCGCTGGTGCAAACGGTCTGAAGTCTGGACGTGTCTTGATGCTGTTGTTTATGTGGTCTCTAAGCTCTCGTTTTGTGGGATCTCCTAAAATACTTCTGTTACCCAAGGCACGGGGGCCTATCTCGGCTCTACCTCTGTAGCACCCTACCACCTTACCGCTAGCGATAAGCTTGGCTGCTTCTTCGTTCAAATTGTCTGGTTTGCTAACATCTAACGGACAATGGAATAGGCAGTTAATAAACTCTCGTACGTCATTTTTGTTTGGAGAAGGGCCTACGTACACAGAGCTACGTGCCGGTACCTTGTCGTTACCCAGCACCGCATGCCACCCATAAAATGCACAACCTATACCTATCCCGGCATCGTTGGCAGGGGGCGTAACGAACACATTTTCGAACTGGGTCTCGGCTTGAATTCTTGAATTCGCCACCACGTTAAGAGCCACCCCACCTGCGTAACACAGGTTTTTACTAGGGGCATGGGCATGCAGATCGTTAGCTAACGTCACGACTATCTCAGCCACCTCATCTTGAATGAATCTGGCTACGTTGGCGAAATACCTAAACCTACCCATGAAGTCATCCCAAGATGTAGGACCATGTTCTAAGAGCCTTAGCCAGTCGTAGTTGGCTCTTGGTTCCCCGTTAACGAACTCAAAAATCCTGTGTGGATACACATTAGGATCACCGTATGCGGCCAAGCCCATAAGCTCCCCTTGGTCTGAACCTTGGGGGAACATGTAGTCCGTAGCTCCTTCGTAATACCCTCCTATCGAATGCACTAGATGGTTGACTATGGGGTGCACGGATATCGGTGGATACCCATACACGGAAAAGTTTTTCTTAACCGCTGATATGTCTTTGCCATGCCCTTGGTAGTAGCTCACCGTCTCATAGAAAAGATGCCTCGTAGACGGGTCTATGGGCTCCACAAACCCCGTGTCTGTAATGTCTCCGAACGCAATGCAATCGAGTAGCACACTACCGCACCCGTCTATGACGAGGATCGCTGATTCTTTGAACGGACTAAAAAAGAACGCACTGTAAGCGTGGGCCAGATGGTGCGGCATCGAGACGGTAGGTATACCCTCTGGTATGTTCCTCTCCCCAAAATACCACCCATTACCGTACTGGAACATCCCATACGTGTTGCTCTGCACCACCAAAGAAATGTCATCCCAAGTGATGCCAGCGGTATCCAGTAGAGTTTGAATGGTTACCCTGTCGTTGCGCCCATCGTGCTTAACACGAGTGATGCGTTCCTTTTCTATAACGAGCTCAACCACCCCGTCTTTAAGCAAGCAAGCTGACCCGTCATGAGACAGCCCCGTACCTAGTACGTATATGGGTTTCATTCTCCAGTCGCTCCATTGTTATTCTTTTACGAAAATACCGTTCACCATCTTCCCTCTCCGGGGTGCGATCGTGTTGTAGGCTGACTCAAGGCACTCGACCATATCGAGGTTCTTCATCTCGCTCAGGATAATCAGGGTCACCAGCACGTCACCGATTGCATCGATGATCTCCTCACGGTTGTCTACCGCTACGGCATCGGCCAGCTCACCTACTTCTGATACACACTTGAGCATCTGCGTCTTAGGGTCAGAGCCCTCGATCAGGTTACGATCTTCAGCCCATCTCAGTACACGCATGACATACACATCGAAATCATGCTCCATCCTTGTTCTCCTCTTTAAATTGCACACAGCTAGCCAGCGCCACGCTGGTAAGTTTCGACATAACAAGTGCTCCCTCGAACGAAGCTAAACCCCGTGCCTGAAAGTGTTGTGCTAATGCCGCTACTTCATCCAGCATCCATTGGCTGTTAAGCATGCTGTCGATGCGTTTGGTTTCATCTTCCATATCTTTTATTCCGCCAGTCATTTTCATTTACCTCAGTTGTGGGGTAGTAAGGTACTCGCCCCTGCCAGTTGCAATACGTACATTCCCAAGAGCTGGCTACGGACAGCCAGATCGTTGCGGGTTGGTTACATTCGGGGCATAACCCCGGCTTTGTGTTGGGTCCATCAAAGTCATCGTTCATAGTGTGAAAAGAATAGGTACATGACGAAGGCTAAAATAAATACCACCGAGTACGGATCTACGATCACTTGTCCCTCTTACCTGCTCTCAGTTCGTGACTATGTAAGGTCTTACCCGGATGGGATACTTCACCAGCAGTTTTAGCTACTCTTGCAGCTTCCGCTCTACCTGCGAACTTACCATTCGAAAGCATGAACCCACGGGTTCCATCCTTACCCTCCTTCTTTACGATGTCATCGTGCGACATCTTCTTCGTACCCTTGACGATCTTGGTCCCGTACTTAATGGCCGGGGCCGTTACCAGCAGCTTTTTCATAGAGCTTCTTCTCCAAGTATTTAATTACCGCACGTGCGTCAGCTAGCTCCTCACGCAACCGATCCATCTTAGCGAGTAGTGGGGTGACAGGGTTATTTTTATCGGGTAAGCCAAACTGTGGCTGGGGTTCCTTAGTTAATTTCCAGTTAGCTGGTCCCTCGCTCGGCTCATCGTCCCACGCTTGCGCCTGAGCATTGTGCTGAGTTATGCAAGCGTTAATAGAAGATACCAGTGACTTCTTCTTTACCTTCTTCAGCGAAGCCTTGGCCTGTGAACGCAACAGATACACCTGCTTGATAGGTAGTCCCATCTCAGCGCTCATGTCAGCAGGGCTGATCTTCGGGTTCTTAGTCATCAGTTGTCGTGCATGCTCGATCTTTGTCATATCAGTTCTCCAGTTTGTAATAGTCCTAACATGTGCCTGAGCACATCGAGGTCCGTCTCATAAATAACCAACGCAACACCTCCTGCGTCACGTATCTTCTGTAGGTTCAAGTCTTGCAGGGCTGTGGTCTTACCCTTACCTGCCTTAGTCTCTATCCCTACGAACCTACCCTTCAGGCACACCAGAAAGTCTGGTGCACCTTGGGTGCCATACCCGCCCGTGACGGGCATGACGTAGTAGGCTCCGAGTTCATCAAGTAACGATCGGACCTTCTTCTTTACTTTCTTCTCGGGGGTTTCTGCCATATACCCAGAACACTCGCTCGTTTATACGTCTGCCTATGTTTTCCACATCAGCTTGGTTAGGCTTCGTGGTCATAAGCACCGCTAGTTTCTCTTGTACCCACGTGGGTAGATCGTCCACGTTGGCATAATTTCTCTTCAACTTGGACTTCCAGTTTTCTATCATATCGTAACAGTCTGTGTCAACGGATTTGTTTTCGTTTATTTTGATACGATAGATCGGAGCCTCTAGTACCATCTGCATGACGATACTAGCTAGCTTGCTTGTCTTTGCGAACATAGGGAGGCTGCTATAAACCTCAGGCTTGCTATCCCACAGATCGTTAAGAATTTTGGTACGCAGGGTTTCGTACCGTTGCATCTTTACCTCATTCATGCGAACTCCACCCAGAAAATGTAATCATTCCATCTCATGCCCACACGTTCTACGTACTGGTTATTATCGAGAGTCTGTAACACAGCGACCTTACCTGCTACGTCATCAGGTACATCTTCGGGCTTGAGCATCTCCAATTGGCATGGGGGCGCTTCATTTCCGTTACTTAGTACGTTGTCCACCGTCAACACGTGAACCACTGGGTTATCACCGTTTTCGATACGTACTAACTTGGCGTTGGGGTTGTACTGCATGTACTCCTGATACGCTGCGTATGCTTCATCTATATCCAGCATGGCGTGGTCCAGCCAATTAGTTTTGAAAGCAAACCCAGAGTCCTTGAGGTACTTGAGTTCTTCTATAGCTTCATGCTTGAGCGACCAGCCCAGACCCAACTGCCTCGTCACACCCGTAGCTTTATCACGCAGGGTGTCCTTGTATATACCAGCTTTATTTCTGATCTCGTTGTGTAAGAGCTTGCCTAGCTCACGTGTCGAGTATGGTAGTAAGTACTTACATGCTTCCTTGATAGCCTTAACCGCAGAGTGAGGCATGACCATGTAGTACTGATCCCTATGGGATGCGTACTTGTTGTTAGCAATCAGTCGGCTACAGATTGTCAGCTTAGTATTCTCTGACGAATTTAATGACCAATCGCCGTAACCTATCCACCCGAGCGTGAACGGGTTGTTGTCCATAACCACATCGAACTTGGTGAACTGATAATTCCCATCGTAGTTACCCGCATCTGGTAGGAATCTAGCGTTGGGCATCTTCTTGGATAGTTCCTCCAGCACCGGGATTAACTGCGGGACAGTCGGGCAGTCATTGAAATATGCACGGGGTTCGCTCGTTACGTTCTTAACCCATGCGATCTTGTCGAGGTAGTTCTGTTTGTGCTCGTAGTTGCTCTTTACAAATTTCATGTTGCTCTCCGTTATTCAAAATCAACTTCTTTGAACGTCAGCATGCCGCCATGCTTGTGCATCACCTTGCGGAATCTGTCGTAGGACTTTTTACCTTCATCAAAGAACCTAGAGGCGAAACTACCTCCCTTTCTGTTCCAATCGTAATTCTCCTTCACGTTGCTTGATTCGATACATGCCGTAACCATAAGGGCATAGCGCATGTTCTCGTAGCCTTCAGCATTCTCCAGACACCTACGTACGAACGGAGGAGGGAAGTCATCAATACCTCTATGGGCCTGCATACCCAGAGTTTTCATCTGCTCTTGCATTACTTCACGCACTTGGTCACCTAGCACGGGCATGACCGCCTGAGCCCACTGCCACATCTCCTTGATCTTGGGGTTGTACTGCTTGGTTAGCTCACGGTTCACAACTCGCACAGTCTTCTTATGCTTCTCGCTTACCAGTACGAATACCCCATCCACCAGCTTGTATTCGAGGTACTTGTCATCGGTGTTTACACCCGTCTTCCAGTCACGTTGCATATACGGCAGAAGATCTCTCGCCCCATTTACTTGTATCCAATGCACACCGTCCGACCTGTACTCATGCGATAGTCCTTTAGGCAAATGGTTGTTGAGGAACCTATACCGTGACATTCCGCCGTTGTAGTTAATACACGACCTGATACGTACGTAGTCACCATCTTTCCTACGCATCCAGAGAATTGGCGTTACGTCTACGGTTTCTTTAAGCATGAAAGCTATGCCATCCGCTGTCGGTATCTGCCTTGTACGGCTGTAGTCCCACCCATCATGCAGTGCATACGTGTTGTCGTCGATCTTAACGATACGCTCCCACCATCTCGAACGATCACCAATAGGTCGGATATCCCACGGCTTACGTGCACCACGGATAGGATGTGTTCTGTCGTACCAGCTAACTACTTCGTCAAATGTGTTAAGTGTCATTGTTGCTCTCCGTCGTATTTGTTGCCTAATAATTGATGCAAGTAAGATTTAAAGTCGTGCATGTTTACTTTTGTTGCCATGAACTTTGTATCCGGACACACGTGCCGCTTTGTATCTAAATCAGAGAAGTAAGCGTCTAAGGCTAAGTACAATCGATCTGGATCTTCTGGATCTTTCAGCATCTTGATTAGCCTCTTCTTATCAACCTTATTCAGTTGCTCACCCTTAAATACCCACTCATGGTTAGCCCATTCAGTATGTAAGTTATTCTTGAACATAGGGAACACAACACGTGCCCACTCCCATAGTTCGTCTACTTGTTTCGAATACCGTGGCTTCTTAGTCATCAATATGAATCGCTTTACCCACGCTCGGTACAGCGTGCTTGTTACCCTTGATTGCCCACAGCACAGGGACGGACCACGTACCCCAGCTACCACCTAGGAAGCCATCTGTTAGTACGATCACACACTCAACCTTCATGTCATGCTTCTGCATATATGCGGGGACGCACTCGACCATCGTGCCTCCACCACCCGCTGGCTTCGTGCTCTTAACTAGATCGTCTAACTCATCCTGCAAATACACCTCGTGCCGTGCCACCTCAGTGTCCCAATACAAAACGTGGACGCGAGAAGGTTTGACCTGATTACAGATACCAGTGACCTCGCCCATGAACTGAGCGAGCTCGGCATCACCGATGGACCCAGACGTATCGACAGCAATCACGATGTCACCCACCGTCTCGCTAATAGATCCCGGCATGAGCATGTCCATACCTACGTACCTACGGTTGGGTTTACGCCACGTAGAGAAGTCCTTACCTGCACAGGTATTAGCTACGAAGTCACGTAGTAACTCACGCCAGTCCTGCTTAGTCTCAAGCAGCTCCTCAAGCAGACGGTCACCACCTGTACCTGTCTTACCTGCAAGCACGGCACCTTGACGCACGGCCTCGTCGATCTCCTTGGCTAGCGCCTCCTGCTCTTCCTTGCTGATCGCTTGTGCACCATCCCAGTCGTGCTCGTCGAACCCACCACCCGAACCACTACCGCCTCCACCTTGTTGCTCGTCATCAGGTAACAGATCCCATACCTGCTTGGTATTGAGGCCACGGTACTTCTCGTCTACCAGACCACCTTCGGGCATCGATATCCATTTGTTCTTATACGCATCGGTATCTACCAGCTTGATATTGAGTACATAGTCACAAGCCTTGTTAGCTTTCTGTTGATTACGTGTGTACAACATACGCCACGTGCTCAGGTGCTTGTACATCTTGTGTCCACATTCGTGCAGGACTACGAACCTCAACTCCGCATCGGTCAGTCCATCTACGAACTCACGTCCATACAGCTCATCGCGTCCGTTAGTACATGCCGTGGGTATACCGTCAACTACAGCGCGTTTGCCGATCATCATCACACCCGATAGGGCTATGAACTCAGCATGACCCATGATGTCAATGACAGCTTTCTGTAACCGCTGATCTGCGGTCAGCTTCTTGTTTATTGCTAATGACATTGTGTTCCCTCCGGTATGGATATCATCTCCACATACTTGTCGTACGACATGGACATACCCAGCATGATGTTTTCCTTTGGCATCCTCTGGGTTACGGCTAGCTGGCATAACGCCATACTCAGCGAGGCCATAGCCTCGGCTACGCTCATCTCTTTGTCCTCGGTTGCCATGAACTCAAGGATTTCATTTGCTCTGATTTGTTTACGCTCAGTCATTGTTGTTCTCCTATCTAAGTAAGCCAGCCACGTACAGAATCAATGCACCTACCTGAATAAGTAGGTACTCGTGCGTGGGTACACCCCACGCATTGATGTCGATAATCAGGAACCCTAAGAACATAATCACAGTGTTCATACCCCCTCCTCACACGTCAGCTGTGAACAGGTAGTTGTTGTCCATGCACCAGCGGGTGTAGTCAGCGTTAGTCATGACCATAGCTTTCTTGGTATACACGGGGTTGGCTACCTGCAAGGCGAAGTAACCTTGTGCCTCCTTGTCCAGTCGTGACATGTACTTAATCCAAGGCGTGACGAACTCTCTGTCCATACCGGTCAGTGCGTTAGATACCAGCATCATTGTGGCGCTAGCACTTTTGGGTACGATGGAGTTAGCAGGGTCGGCCATGATCTCAGCCTTCTTCGGTAGCTGGTCGTAGATAGTCACGTATGCTTCGAGGTCAGCACCACCTCGTGCGCCGATCGTACCCATCAGAGCCTGCTTGATCGTAGTCGGAGTCAGCTTGTCCTTGGCATGTAGCCAATGGCTAGCCAGTTCGAGAGAACGTGGTGTTACGAACGAAGCACGAACAGACTTCGGGTGGTATATGTACGGGTTAGATTCGGGGTCGCTCACCTCTTCGAACGTCTGGAACAACGTATCTCCGAACTCGTGCACCCAGCGAATGATGGATGAATGAATCCCTGCGTTGTATGCAAAGTTCTCGATCCACTCGGTAGCAGTTGGCTTCTTGATACGTATCGTTGTGATGCGGTTGCGGTGATGAGGCTGAAGCAGATCACCCACGCCCTCTGTGCCTAAGTTCGTAGTAGCAAACACCATCGAGTCAGGATGCAGTGACAGATTGCCCAGCTTACGCTCGAGCATGACCCGCATCATGCCGTTCTTCACACTAGGGTTAGCCTTACCGAACTCGTCAATCATCAGGATCACAGGCTTGCCGTGGTGCATACCCATCTCTTCGTTAGGTGCGAACCTAACGAATTCCGCATCGTCATCAGTCAGGATCTTAGGGAGCATGAGGTCACCCAAGTCCTTAGTCGTGCAGTCAAAGTAGCAGGGTATGTGACCCGGATTCGCCTTAGCCAGCATCTTGAGGATGGATGACTTGCCACAGCCCATGTGACCTTGGATCAAGGTAGTTACTCGGCTACCCGTTGCTTGGATAGCATCGACACATTCGTTGAGTGTGAGAGCGAACAGAGTTTCAGTTGATTGCATGGACATTGTTTGTCTCCAGTTGTGTTACGTAATTAATAGGAATAATAGTTAATAGGTTTAGTTATACTTATGTAGCTGTACTTGTGGTACGTACGTACCACTTACCATTCAAATGACTTCAGCAAGTTGTCGACCTTGGCCTTGGTCTCCAGTCTGAAGTAATCATCTTCCTTGAGGCCGTCAATCGTTACACCACGCATAGCCTGTGCAATCTGCACCTTGGCACGTGCCATGTTCGGGTCGTTCGTGATGTTGAACTTGTCTAGCAGGTCTACCATGTCTGTGATGTTGGTCACGAGTGACTCGTGGAACTTACCCTGCTTCTTCTCACCTTCGAGTCGATTGGACATATTAGTAAGAGCCTCGTGTGTACGCTCCCATACATCCTTGTATGCAGACTCAAGCTGTTCTTTGTATGAACTCTCGTAGCTCTCACGTACTTGTGCCAGCGCCTCGGCTCCGATGTCTACGCGGAAGTCACCAACCTCAGGTACAGGTGCGTACTTAAGATTAATGGAGTAGTGGTCACGCAGTGTGTCCACATCCGGGTAGTGGTCGAAGTTGAACAGTGCACCCAGCCTGTCAGGGTCACCCGCTCTAGCGATCATGTTCGGATACTCAGCGAAGAACGCAGGTAGTGCATCGTTCTCGATCTCGTTGATGATCTCGGTAACCGCCTTGTTAAACGCCATGAACATAGGTGTAGTCAGGAGGCGTGGACCTCGGTCCAGCCACGGCATGGTGTAGTGGTAAAGGGTCGTACCTAACGCACCGTACAGAGTGTTAACTCGGTCGAATACCGGCTCGTTGATGAGCAGGGTTTGGTTAACCCGTGCAGACTTACGCCCAGCGTTGTAGTCCTGCCGGACCTTCTCGGTGGCATCTTTGTTACGTGCGTAGCCGTTCCATCTACGGCGGTTGATCTCTACCAGCATGGCAGAGGAGGATATTGAAGGTGCGTTATACGACGGTATAACAAGATTGTTTTCGGTTGCGTTCATGTCAGTCTCCAGTTAAGTAGTGGGAGGGGATCTCCCACTTCAGTATATATTATAACACAATATGATACGTTATACAACGATATAACAAAAGTATTTACGCTTGTTCCAGTTGGTACTCCACCTCACTTTCCATAATCGTTATGGTCTTTATGGCCTTGTCCGTACCGGGTTTGAATACGTTAATTACGTAATGACCTGACACGTACGCTACGCACACTTCTATATCCCTCGTCTTGGACATCAGGGACACACCCACTCCGGTTGGAGTGGCTGACCAGTCGTTAATTATCATTTCTCTCCTCCAGACCTACGTGTTCACGCAGGTTCACCGGCGTACGCTCCACTTCTTGGATCTCGAATGAATAGGTACTGGACCACAAGGCCAGCTCGCCACGCTTCCACTTCTCTATATCCTGCTCGGTAGCAGGGTATCCCTGCTCACTCTCCATAACCGATATGTCTACCCGTCCCTCTTCGCCACAGGCGTCCAAGTCCACCTCGTAGTTGTCATCCACGCCTAAGAAGTTCTTGATCTGCTTCAGTACCTCCTCAATAGTCTGCCCTTTGAAAACGTCATCGTTTGCGAATGAGAACGCTGTATCTGGGTCGCACCCATGCTCGTAGCTGTCCTGCTCTGCGAATTTGAACCATCCGTTGCACTCATAAGTTTTCATCTTGTGTCTCCGAGTCAAATACTTGGTACGCACGCACGGGCATCTGGTCCTCTGCCCCTAGCTTGTATACGTCAATCAGGATGCTGTCCTCAGCCTCTTGGATCTTGATACTGAACCCTCTGATGCCAAGCCATGCGCTACCCGCTATGGTGAAGTCACCACCTTCTTCTAATAACTCATTCATCTCACACCTCCTCTAGTTTTTTAATCAACGCTTGCATGGCGTGGTACTCCTCAAGGCTTTCTCCTGTCTGCATCTCATAGGTGTACCCATATTCTGCGGTGTATCGCAGGGCTGTCAGCGCCAGTTCAATCTCTGCTTGAGTCAAGTTCATCTCACACCCCGTTATCTCTAGCGATCTGTTCTACTGACTTCAGCATCCCCGCCTTGATGGTGTTTATGCGCCGTAGGAGTTCCGTGGCGCTCAGCTTGTCGTGATTAAGCAGGATGTAGCAGTACATCTCATCCAGTCCGTGTATAGCCACCAGAGTGGCTTGTGATAGACACACGTTGTCATCACGTACCGTGCGGTTGTTTTCGGTTTTCATGCGAACCTCGCTCCTCTGTTCTTACCAAACAGTTCAAGTTGATACCATTGGCGTGCCCACGTATCTCTGTGGACTTGCACGCGCTCACGCAGTCTCACGGGCTTACCTTTTGTGTTCACCCACCTGTCGGTGCGTTTACTAATCTGTCTCTTGAACTCGGTATGGGACATCATGTTTCCACGGCGTGGTTGGTTTGGTTCGATTCTCATGGCTATCTCCTTTATCTAACACTGTTAGAAAACTGTAGGTGGTTTCGTCGTTAGTCTGTGGACTAACTAAGTTCTGCGATCTTGTCCTTGGTGTACCTAACTAGGTAGGTCTTGAGCCATGGGTACTTCATACTCATGGTGTCGCACCAATCCCACATATCCTGTACCTGCTCGCTCATGTCCTTGCTCCCTTGGGATTAAGTTGCTTGAGCAACGATGGGTCAGTCACTACGATGTAGTTGGACTTATTGAGAGGCACGATACAGTGCTTTCTCTTGCGTGCGTATATCTCTCCACAGGGTAGGCACGTATCGTAGCCTAGCGAGGCTCTCAGGTCGCTTACTGACTCACCGCATTTGAGGCATACCCTGCTCATTTGCCTACCCTCAGTACTAGGTTAGTACATTCAGCGTGGAGACCGGCTGGGCGTGTGTCTATGCAGATCCATTTGTCAGAAGTGATCGTGAGTTCTTCGGGTTTGGCTTTGGCAGGTGAGAACTTAACAAGGAGCATGAGGCCGAGCGTAGCCAGCACGAGGCACGAGATGAAATATGGTTTGGTGAAGAAGGGTGTAGAGGCAGTGGTGTGTTTTGCGTTCATGATGTTCTCCTAGGTGCCACAGGCACCGTGTCTAAGTGTTATACGACCGTATAACAAAATGTTATCTGGCCGTGGGACGGAGCTCCGACCCAGTACATAGTATAGCACGAAACGGGGTGCTTAGTCCATCAAACAAGAGTAAATAGTTAGCTTAAATGGTGTATGGTGGTAGATGATGATTGTAATGTTGCAATGTATCTTATTTAGGTTTACTATGGCGGTTCTTTCAACTGGAGGTGTTTATGAGCTTTCAACGCAGAACGGCTAAGAATGGGGATGTGACTAGAGTGGTGAACGTGACTATCCCTGAGAGCTTTTACGACGAGCTACGCATGGTGTCATTGAAGGAACGTGTGACGATTAACAAGGTGGTGAGAGCTGCACTGCTGGTGGGTGCTTCTAAGATGAAGAGCGAGTATGCACGGATGGATCGAGGGGAGGAGAACAAGGTGGGTAGGCTAAGAGTGATGTACAAGCAGGATGGTCGTATCAGCAAAGTACCGAATGTTACCGAATAAAACATTAGTACATTTAGCATTTGATATTGTAGTAAGGTAACAATGCAGTAGCCATGCGTAGTGTACGGATTTTGGGGCTAGTGTTCGTTTGGTATATAAAGGAATAAACCTTATATGGTAGGTAGTGTACAAAAGTTCGTAATGTTCGCCTTAAAATAGTCACTTTTCCCTGAGAGGGGTTATTTTTAATGTTTTACATGTGCCGAAGAGGAAAAAAGAAGTGCCTTTTACGGGAATGACATGTTTTTAGGCCGAACAATACGAACAATACGAACACTACTTATAAATCAATGACTTAGGTAATGTATACCAAACGAACGTTTGACCCCAATTCCGTACACTACGCGCCACGCCTACATTGTTACCAAGAACACTATACCCCTAAAATAGGTTGTAGTTTACAACACACACACCAGAACGATCCGAACAATATAAAGTTCATATTGTTATACGATCGTCTAACAAAACTACATTAGTAAATAATAATGTAGTTAGGGGAAGTCCCACCAACTACGCAGAACTTTTGACCCTCAGCGACCCGCTTCTACAAGTCACTGGTATCATTTTTTGTCTGTTATACAACAATATAACAAATGAACATTAGCATTTGATATCGTAGTTACCACAAAATCCCCGCGCTACAAAAGAACAATTGACCCTCAGCGACCCGCTTCTACAAGTCACTGGTATCATCAGATTCGATTTCTTGAGTGGGTTTTGATCGGTCTGGTGCGAATGTAGCAGGATAGTGGGGATTTCTGACAGGCACAAAAAAGCCCCCTTTCGGGGGCTTGATCGGTCAAGGCTCGATTAAGGATATACCGGACCTAGCATTTTGTGGGAAGCGTAAAACGCCAATTGGTACTCGCGCCGGTTATCCGTCAATTCCATCCATTTACCATCTACTAGCCGATCGTTATCTACTGTCCTTCCATGTTGGTCCTTAATTTCATATGCCCATGCTAGTGGACGGCGCTCTTCTTCGGAACAATCGTAGGCTTGCCATATCCCCTTGATCCTCTTAAGGCAAACGTTGAGAGATACGTCAGACTCGCGACCGAACTCGGGCATGGAATCTGGTGCATGAGATGGGATAATCATCCAAGTCATTGTGTATGCGTTCATATTCATTTACTCCATTGAGGTGGGGCCATCCTTGGCCCCGTGGTTGACTACTTGCCCTTAACGATGTTCTCAGCCTCTTGCATCTTCGAGAGGAAAGACTTGATATCAAAGTCGGCTGACTCATAGCCCTTGGCGATCTTGACTATCTGAGTCATACCCTCAAGAATGCGAGTTTTCTTGGACTTCGTGGTGCGAGTCTTAGACTCAGCCTCATCCTGTTCAGCCTTCTCGAAGTTAGCAATATGCGAGCGGATACCTGAGAAGTAACGCCCGACTTGTTGTTGCCAATACCTGCGAGTTCCTTGATCTATCTTGGATAGCGTCTTAGGTTCCTTATTCATAAGGTCTTGAACTTCCCCGTCGAAGCTCAACCTGATAGCCGTCTCTATCTGGTTGTGCAACTTCTCATAGGGTGATTTTTCACCCCGTTCGGGCTTGTTAAGCATCAGCGAAACGATGCCCTCATCGTGATAAGACTTGGCAAGGAATACCCACTTGTTACGAACTTGCATATCTGATTTGCAAGTCTCAGTTGTCAGCTTGATGAGTGAAGCAGAAAGGATCAAAGACTTGATGGTTGCTTCCATTGATTTAATGTTGGTTGCGTTCATGGTGTAATCTCCAATTTATAGTTAAGTGGGAGGGGAAATCCCTCTCCACGGTTATAGAATCCCATGAATTCTCTTAAGTACGCAAGAGATATCCTGTTAGACGATCGTCTAACAAGCCAAATTCGGACCCCACACCCCCAAATTCTCAGTTGGTTCCATCCAAGGCGTAGTATTACTAATTCATACAAACGACTACCTATTTTTCAAATTCCCAACATACCTAATGTTCTAATGTACCCACTTACAAAAACACCCCCCGTGCCAAAATAAATCGCCCCATCAAAAATTTTTTGCAAAAAAATTTGAAAACTTGCTTAAATCGTTGTTTTTGTGTACATATGGTTGCACTAAAACTCGCGGACCTGCGTGTATGCTTGAAATCAACCCAGACTTAGCCATACCTTTCCCAGAATCAGGGGCAAAACTTTCCGATTTCAAGGAAAAAGTCGAAGCTGCCTGTAGAACTCTCAACCTTTTAGGTATCGAGGAGGAAATACCCTCCGAAGACGACCAAGATGCCGCTGAAAAAGCCCTCTATGAGCTTATAGAGGACGTGGATAATCAGCCAAAGCTGCTGAAAACCAGCCAAAGCTTCCGTCCTGCTACTTACGGGCTCGTAAATGAGCTTATTAAGGAGTACTCGGTGCGGGTCGTGGACAATGCCACGCAAATTCGGCTGCTTGTAACCAACAAACTACTGCTGGAATCCGATAATCCGGATCCCAAGGTGCGTATGAGAGCCCTAGAACTGCTAGGTAAGATTACGGACGTGGGGCTTTTCACCGAAAAATCGGAAGTTACGGTCACTCACAGGTCCACTGAAGACCTTATTAATAATGTGCGTGCCAAAATCGCCGCGCTGCGTGAGCCGAAAGACATTACTCCCATGCCACCCCCGATTGAAGGAGAGATTATCGACGTAGATGCGGAGCTTGGTCTGTGAGTCAAATCCTTGACGACGCTGAGCTGGACTTCTTGTCCCAGCATATGGATATTCTGTCTCCTGAAGAGGCAGAAGAAGTCGGTCAGCTCATAGATGAGCTAGCTAAGCGAAGATCCGCACAAGCGTGCCGTGACGACCTCATCGAATTCTGCAAAAAGATGCAGGAGGACTATAAGGTTGGTAAACATCACAGGATCCTAGCCAACCAATTAATGGCTTTGGCCGATGGGACGAAGGATCGGGTCTGTGTAAATATCCCGCCTCGCCACGGTAAGAGTCAGCTGGTGTCTATTTACTACCCGGCATGGTTCATTGGTAAGTATCCGAACAAGAAGATCCTGATGGTGTCTCACACCACAGACCTCGCTGTAGATTTTGGTCGCAAAGTAAGGAACATCATTGATACGCAAACCTATAAAGACATCTTTCCCACAGTTACTCTGGCCGCTGATAGTAAGTCTGCCGGTCGTTGGAATACTAATGCTGGTGGCGAGTATTTTGCTTGCGGTGTTGGGTCTGCGCTCGCTGGTCGCGGTGCTGACCTCCTACTGGTTGACGATCCGCACAACGAGCAGGACATTATTAATGGCAACCTTGATGTATTTGACCGCGCTTATGAGTGGTTTACCTACGGAGCACGGACCCGACTGATGCCGGGTGGTCGCGTAGCGATCATCCAGACAAGATGGCATCAAGACGATCTGACAGGTCGCGTGGTGCGCGACATGATCCACAATGAGGACACGGATCAGTACGAGGTAATTGAGTTTCCTGCCATATTTAATGAGAACACGCCGAATGAGGCGGCTCTCTGGCCGGAACAGTACACACTCGAGGCACTACGACGGATCAAGGCGGGTATGCCGCTGTTCCAGTGGAACGCGCAGTTTCAGCAGAACCCGACCGGCGAGGAAGCCGCCATCGTCAAGCGCGATTGGTGGCAGTTATGGAAGCAAGAGCGTCCTCCCTCGTGCGAATACATCATCATGTCTCTGGACGCCGCTGCCGAAACTAATAACCGTGCGGACTTCACGGCACTTACTACATGGGGCGTGTTCCTCAACGAGCAGACGAGCGCCTATAACATCATCCTGCTAAACAGTATTAAGAAGCGTGTCGAGTTCCCAGAGTTAAAAGACCTCGCGTATCAACAGTACAGCGAGTACCAGCCAGATGCGTTTATTGTGGAGAAGAAGTCGGCAGGTACGGCCCTGTATCAAGAACTCCGGCGCACAGGTATGGCGGTGCAGGAATATACCCCTCATAGGGGTAGTGGAGATAAAACAGCGCGGCTTAATTCCGTGGCTGATATTATTCGCTCAGAATTGGTATGGGTGCCGGAAACACGTTGGGCTGAAGAGCTGATCGAGGAGCTAGCAGCGTTTCCATTTGGGTCACATGACGACTTGGTGGACTCCACGGTAATGGCGCTGATGCGGTTTAGAAACGGTGGGTTTGTACGTCTCCCTACGGACGAGCCCGATGAGCCCCAGTTTTTCAAGGCACGTAAGCGTGCTTACTACTAATTAGAGGTCCTTAGATGGCTATAGAGAAATCGCTTTACGCTGCCCCTATGGGTATTGCTCAGATGGCGCAAGATCCGAATGCGGAACCGCTCGAGATTGAGATCGAGGATCCTGAGTCAGTAACTATTGGTATGGGTGATCTGGAGATTATCCTCGAACCGGGCAAGGAAGAAGACGACGATTTCAATGCCAACCTCGCAGAACAGATGGATCAGGGCGATCTTGACCAGCTGGCAGGGGACCTCATTGGTGACTTTGAGGACGACATCTCCTCACGTAAGGACTGGATACAGACGTACGTAGACGGACTTGAGCTCCTTGGTCTTAAGATCGAGGAGAGAGCAGAGCCATGGGAAGGCGCGTGCGGTGTGTACCACCCGCTGCTGGCTGAAGCCCTCGTCAAGTTCCAAGCGGAAACAATGATGTCTATCTTCCCGGCTCAAGGTCCGGTGAAGACTCTTATTATTGGTAAGGAGACCCCGGACAAGAAGAAGTCTGCTGAGCGCGTTCAGGATGACATGAACTACCAGCTCACGGAGGAGATGCCGGAGTACCGGCCTGAGACTGAGCGGATGCTCTGGGGCCTTGGCCTGTCGGGTAATGCGTTTAAGAAGGTGTACTACGACCCGTCAGTTGGTCGTCAGGTAGCCCTGTACGTCACGGCTGAAGATGTAGTCGTCCCCTACGGTGCCTCGGATATCAGGTCTACTCCACGTTTGACTCATATCATGCGGAAGACGGAGAACCAGCTCAGGCAGTTACAGATCGAGGGGTTCTACCTCGATGAGGACTTGGGTGAGCCAGACGGTTCGCTGGACGAGGTTGAGAAGACTATCGCCGAGAAGATGGGCTTCCGTGCTACCACTGACAACCGTTACAAGCTGCTAGAAATGCAGGTCGACTTGGACCTCAAGGGGTTTGAGGACACGGACGAGGACGGTGAGCCGACAGGCATAGCTCTCCCGTACGTAGTTACTATTGAGAAGGGGACTCAGAAGGTCTTGGCTATCCGTCGTAACTGGGAGCCAGATGATGAGACTCATCAGAAAAGGCAGCATTTCGTACATTACGGGTATATCCCCGGCTTTGGGTTCTACTACTTTGGCCTAATCCACCTCATCGGTGCATACGCTAAGAGCGGGACTTCTATTATCCGTCAGCTCGTGGACGCGGGGACTCTATCGAATCTGCCGGGCGGGTTTAAGACTCGTGGGCTGCGTATTAAGGGAGATGACACCCCGATCGCTCCGGGCGAGTGGAAGGATGTAGATGTTCCCTCTGGTGTACTCAGGGATAACCTGATGCCGCTGCCTTATAAGGAGCCGTCACAGGTCTTGGCCGGGCTCATGGACAAGATCATTGAGGAAGGACGGAGATTCGCTAACACGGCTGATCTTCAGATTTCTGACATGTCTTCACAGGCACCGGTTGGCACCACGCTGGCTATCCTTGAGAGAACACTCAAGACGATGTCGGCTATTCAGGCCCGCATCCACTTCTCACTGAAACAGGAGCTCAAGCTCCTGAAGCGAATCATCGCTGACTACGCACCAGAGGACTACGACTATGATCCGGATGAGGGCTCTCGCAAGGCTAGAAAGTCGGATTATTCGAATGTCGATGTCATTCCGGTATCAGATCCCAATGCCTCGACGATGGCCCAAAAAATCGTACAGTACCAAGCGGTATTCCAATTGGCGCAAGGTTCGCCACAGCTTTTCAATATGCCGCTCCTCTACCGTGAGATGCTGGACGTTCTGGGTATCAAGAACGGGGCAAAGCTCGTGCCAATGGCGGAGGATCAGAAACCTATGGACCCCGTTTCGGAAAACCAAGCGGTCCTCATGGTGAAGCCGGTCAAGGCGTTTGCGTACCAAGATCATCAAGCGCACATCACGGTGCATATGAGTGCGATGCAGGATCCCAAGATCCAGCAGCTTATGCAGGGTAACCCGATGGCCCAGCAGATCGCAGCTGCGATGATGGCTCATATCAACGAGCACCTTGGGTTTGCATACCGTGTAGAGATTGAGAAGCAGCTTGGCTTTAACCTGCCGCCGCAGAAGGACGAGTCCGGTGAAGACATTAACATGGACCCGGAAGTTGAAGCACGTCTGGCCCCGCTCCTTGCTCAGGCTTCCCAGCAGCTACTTCAGCAGAACCAAGCGCAAGTAGCACAGCAGCAAGCGCAGGCGCAGGCCCAAGACCCGATGGTGCAGATGCAGCAGCAAGAGCTACAGATCAAGGCTGAAGAAGTTAAGCGTAAGGCCGAGAAGGATAAGGCCGAGATTATGTTGAAGGAACAAGAGTTGCAGGTGGAATCGCAGCTTAAGTCGGAGGATCTCAGACTACGCAGAACGCAGTTGGCCGTTGATACGCTTAAGGCTGGCTCAGAGCGTGATCTAAGAGTGCGGGATATGAAGGCTAAAGCCACGATGGAGGCCTTCACGCACATGACGGATATCAACAGCCAGCACCATCAGCAACAAAATGAGTTGGCGATGGACGTTATCAAGCACGAAGGCCAGCTTGCTCATGACAAAGAGCAGAAGGCGCGTGATCGGATACATCAGAGAGATATGTCCGACAGGCAAACCGTAAAGCAGCAAGCCAATAAAGGTAAAGCTGAAGAGTAATAAACGTAAAGGAGGGCATCATGATTGACCGGCATCTTGGCTATCTCATCACAGAAATGAGGGAGCGGATGGCACTGCTGGCCGACGCGCTAGCATCGGACAAGGTAAGTTCGTATGACGAGTATCGGTATACATGTGGGCAGATTCGGGGGTTAGAGTCTGCATGTTTTGTTATTGAAACCCTTAAACAACGTTTGGAGAACTCGGACAATGAGTAATGTTGATCTTAGTATGGCAGTGGATCTTGAGGCGGTAATGAACAAATCGTCTGAAGAGAAGGCAAAACAACTGCCAGAACCTAAGGGTTATCGGATCCTGTGCGCTATTCCTGAAGCTGACAAAGCCTACGAGGGTGGGCTGTTGAAGGCTGACGAGACAATACGTCATGATGAGCTGCTCACTACGGTGCTGTTCGTCGTGAAGATGGGACCCGATTGTTATAAGGACGCAGAACGGTTCCCGTCTGGTCCTTGGTGCAGCGAAGGTGACTTTGTATTGGTAAGACCGAATGCAGGTACCCGGTTGCTTATTCACGATCGTGAATTCCGGATTATTAACGATGACAGCGTAGAAGCGGTTGTCGAAGATCCACGTGGTATTCGTCGTAAGTTTTAAAGGAGGCGGACATGCCCGGTGAATTAGATTTTCAATTCCCTGACGAGCAGGAAACAAAACTCGCTGAAGGCGGCAATATCGAGATTGAGATTGAGGACGATATTCCTGAAGAGGATAGGGGTCGTACTCCGTCTGATCCTGAGCGTGTAAAGAAACTGGAAGTCGAGGTCGATGACCTTGATAAGTACAGTAAGGACGCTAAGGACAAACTCATCCGCATGAAGAAAGTGTGGAATGATGAGCGACGTGCTAGAGAAATGATGGAGCGTGAACACGCTGCCGCCATGGAAGCGCTTCAAACTGTCTATGCTGAGAATAAGCGAATTAAAGACCTTGTTAATACCAAGGCCGCTGAGTATCAGGAGACTATGAAGGAAGCGACTAAGCTCCAGCTTAAAGCCGCTAAAAAAGAATTTAAAGACGCATATGAAGCGGGTGATTCTGATGCTATGGCAGAAGCTCAGGAGAAAATGACTCGCTTACAGGTTGAGCTTGATCGAGTAAAGAAAGAGAAAAAGGAAAATTCTTTACAAGAAGAATTCAATACTGTACAACCGCAACAACAGGTTCCATATACTCCACCTGTGCCAAAAGCTCCGAGACCTGACCCTAAGGCTATGGAGTGGCAAGAAGATAACCCATGGTTCGGACCTGACCGGGTTATGACGGCAATGGCATTAGGTGTCCATGAAGACCTTCGGGAAAAGTATGGAGCCGAGTATGTGGGTACCGATGATTACTACGCAAAGTTGGACAAGACTATGCGGAAACGCTTCCCCGACTATTTTGACGAGGAAGAAACGGCAGAGCCTGTAGCAGACAAGCCCAAAGCAAAGCCAGCCACGGTCGTAGCTCCGGCTACTCGTAGCACCGCCCCTAAAAGGGTGAGACTTAAAGCGTCTCAGGTAGCGATTGCCAAGAAACTCGGGCTAACCCCCGAACAATACGTCCGTGAACTTTTAAAATTGGAGGCCTGACATGGCTGCGAACAGAATCAACCGAGATATGGATAACAGAGAATTTTCGGAGCGCCCTAAGCAGTGGATGCCCCCGGAACTACTCCCCGAACCCGATAAAGAACCGGGTTATGCCTATCGATGGATTGCTTCAACTGTTATGGGTGTTCCTAATGCACGCAACTTGTCTTCTAAATTCCGTGAGGGATGGGAGCCATGCCGTCTTGAGGAGCAACCTAAATTCACACTGCTAGTCGATCCCAATAGTCGTTTTAAAGACAACATTGAGATTGGCGGGTTGTTGCTTTGCAAGACTCCGCTTGAGTTTGTTGAACAGCGTAATGCTTACGTTAATCAGCAGACAGATAATCAAACGAAGGCTGTGGATAACAATCTGATGCGTCAAAGTGACCCTCGGATGCCCATCTTCAAAGAAGGAAAATCTGAGACGAGCTTTGGCAAAGGGTCATAATCTTTAATTTAGGAGTTTTCCTATGGCTTATCCTATTGTCTCAGCCCCCTACGGGTTTAAGGCGGAAAATGAGCTGGGTGGTCTTCCCTATGCAGGTTCTACTCGTATGTACCCGATTGCTACGGGCTACAACGTGAACCTGTTTAACGGCGACCTCGTTCAGCTTTCTGGTGGTACGGTTATTAAATCAGCCATGAGTGCGGCTAGCTCTCCGGGTACGGCTGTCGATGGCACCCTTGGTGTCTTCGTCGGTGTTGAATACACCAATCCGTCTACCCAGCAGAAGCTGCGTGCTCAGTACTGGCCTGCTGGTACGGTTGCTCAGGATGCCGTTGCGTACATCATCGATGATCCGCGTACGGTTCTTCGCGTAGCTGTTACTTCACAGAGCACTTCACTGGCTAACACCGGTTCAACCATTGGTTACCTGTCTCAGTCATTTGTTGGTACGAACGTATACGCTATTACTGGCGCTACGGGCAGCACCACCTCTGGTGACTCTGCAATGTCTGTATCTGGCGGTGTTATCACCTCTGGTACGGTTGGTAACACTCGTGTTGCTACGGCTCTTCCGTTCCGTGTTGTACAGCTTGTTCCTGATACTGCGGTATCTGTTGCAGCTGTCGCTAGCACCTCTGGTTCTAACACCACGGTTACCCTGACCGCAGCTAACTCTGCGATTCAGGCTGGTATGCAGCTTATTGCTCCGACTGGTACGGGTTCACTGGGTGGTAACTTCATTACCGTCACTAACGTGAACGGTACTACGGTTACTGTTAACTCAGCTGTTACGCTGGCTAGCGGTACCGCTGTTACTTTCGTCGGTTACCCGGAAGTTCGTGTTGTCTGGAATCAAGGATTCCAAGGCTATACCAATTCCGCTGGCGTTTAATCTGAAGGAGTAAGATAAATGGCTATTTCTCGCGCCCAACTTCTTAAAGAGCTCCTTCCCGGTCTGAACGCCCTGTTCGGCATGGAATACGCTCGATACGGTGAAGAACACAAAGAGATTTACGAAACTGAATCTTCTGAGCGTTCATTCGAAGAAGAAACCAAGCTGTCAGGCTTCTCAGCTGCACCAGTCAAAAACGAAGGTCAGGCGATCTCGTACGACAATGCACAGGAAGCATGGACCGCTCGTTACAACCACGAAACCATTGCTATGGGTTTTGCGATCACCGAAGAGGCGATCGAAGATAACCTGTATGACAGCCTGTCAGGTCGTTATACGAAGTCTCTGGCTCGTGGTATGGCTTACACCAAGCAGGTTAAGGCCGCTAGCGTACTGAACAATGGCTTCAACTCTACCTATACCGGTGGTGATGGCGTCTCTCTGTTCTCTACGGCTCACCCGCTGGTTAGCGGTGGCACCAACAGCAACACGCCGACTACCCCGGCTGACTTGAACGAAACCTCTCTCGAAGCGGCGGTAATTCAGATCTCCCTGTGGACTGACGAACGTGGCCTGCTGATCGCTGCCAAGCCGAAGAAGCTGATTGTTCCTCCGCAGCTCCAGTTCGTTGCTACCCGCCTGCTCGAAACCGAGCTCCGCGTTGGTACCAACAACAACGACATCAATGCGATCAAGAACAACGGCGTTGTTCCGGAAGGTTATACGATTAACCACTTCCTGACCGACCCGAACGCATGGTTCCTGACCACTGATGTACCGAACGGCCTGAAGCACTTTGTACGTATCCCCCTCCAGAATTCAATGGACGGTGACTTTGATACTGGCAACGTGCGTTATAAGGCTCGTGAGCGTTATAGCTTCGGTTGGTCCGATCCGCTGGGAATCTTCGGTTCACCCGGCGCTTACTAAGCGTAAAATGGACTGGGAGTTGCCCGGTCGGGATGAGGGGGCTTCGGCCCCCTTTTCTTTAGGAGATTGTGATGGCTGATGGTATTCGAGATTTAGAAGCGTATAGAAGAGCTCAATTAGATCGTGAGATGACTCATGGTCCAGCGCCTTATGATCCATGGCCCGACGCATATAAAAGCGTAAACAGAGGGGCCGAGTGGGTAGCTGAACAGCTTCCTAAGATGGATACTGGTGAGCGGTACATGGATGATACCGGTAGGATCATCAATCCTGACTACGAAAACCTCGAAAAGGCTACGAACGTAATGGGTATGGCCATTGATCCTTTTGCTAAAGGGTCAGCTGGCGTTGCCGGTATGCTGGGAGGCGCTAGCTCCCGATTAGCAGTTCCAAGAGCGTTCGAGCAGGCCAAGCAGTTAAGAGAAGCTGGATTTAGCCCACAACAGATTTGGGCTAAGACACGCATGGACCAGCCCATGATTGTTAATCCGTTGGATCCCGAGCTCAAGTTTGAGTTCTCCGACCAAGGCGCACGCCTTAAGAACATGGGGTTTATGGACTACTTGAAGTCCAAATTACCCAACCAACCACAGGCTACTTTGAAGGATGTCCTTGAGCATCCGACATTGTTTGAGCATTATCCAGATTTAGCCAACCTGCCGGTCAAAAGAAACTTTCAACTATTTGATCCGTATGCACGCGGTTATTACGCTAAATCATGGGGAAACAATCCTGAACATATGGCGATTAATTATCGCCCTAACGGAGATATGCTCCAAACTACCCTACATGAAGGGCAGCATTGGGTTCAGAACAGGGAAGGATTTTCCCCCGGAATTAGTCCTGACAGGGTTAAAGCTACGGCATTTGAAAAATTACGGGACAAACAGAACACGCTAGATTTTCTTAAAGACACAGCGCATAACTTGGATAAAGGCGCTGATCCCGATGAGTTGTTTCATGACGGAGATATGTACGCGCTTTTGCCTAGAGAAGAAATAGACAGGCGGATAGCCCAGAATAAAGATCATTTAGACCGTTGGACCCGCATTTACAACAATCCACATAAGTTCTATGAAGCCACTCTAGGTGAGACCGAAGCTAGGTATTTCCCTGATAGGGGTATGAAGTATAGTGAAGAAGCTATACGTCTGATGAATCCTACTGTTGGTAAGAGGGGAAGGTATGAATTGTCTGACCTAACTAACGCAGAAGATCCGAATACTTGGCTTAAAAGCACACTGCATGACCGGTTACCTGTAGGAAAAATACCCACAGACGAAGCTCCTAGCGGGTTTAGTACGGCTATGGACAAGGTCAATCGAGCGATTCCTTGGATGTTTGGTGCGGGTGAAGCGGCTCAGTTAAGAGGATCTACTCCTCAGGGAGAAGTACAAGATAACCCTCTTGGAGACATGCGGATCCACAACTCAGGAATTGCACCCCTTTTACAGAGGTAAACCCGTTGACACTATCTAATTAATATCCTATAAGGGAATTGATTCTGGGATTTTTTCCTACGTCGCCACTGACCCAGCAGACGATGCAACGATTGGCGTAGGGCTCTTGCATGAGGACATATAATGGCCCGTTCTACTTTTCAGGGTCCGATTCTTTCGGGCGACAATCGTTTTGGACCGCAGCGTAATGTTGGCTCAGTCAACCTTGTTCAGTCTGCCATCCTTGATTTCTCTGTAACCAGCAACGCAACTGCTAACTATGGCGGTGCTTCTGGTCAATTTGTCGTTTCTAACGACATTCCTAACACCAACGCAACGATCTACGTTCCTCAGAGCGGGATTTTCAATGCGTCTCCTACGGCTTCTGTTCCGACTGCTGATGCAACGGGCACCAACTACCGTGGTGTAGTTTTCTACCTGCCGGTAGGTTCATACATCAACGACATCTTTGTTGATAACATCGTTCAGCCGACCGATGGTACGCACGCTGTAACTGGCGTTCAGCCGTACATCTCCAATGATTTCGCTACCTCTGCGGGTGTATACGCTACTTCTGCCGCTATTACCGGCAGCACGGTTGGCCGTACGACTTGTTCGTTTACTGCTTCTCAGTATGCGAATGCTCAGTCAACTCTGGCTGATGTGCAGAACAGCAACTACCCGAACGTTACTGATCCGGCATTCTTCACTCAGCTGGTTGTAACCCTGAAACTGACGGTTGCTTCTCTGACCTCAGTTAACGCAGGTAAGCTGGCCGTAATTGTCCAGTACACGCAGCCTGATACTAATATTGGAAACACGACGACTTACCCCTACGGTAATCTCGACTAATTGAGAGTGGGGGGCTCCGGCCCCCCTTTAACCTTGAGGTGAAGTATGCGTCCAGTAACTCTCGCACAGACGGGCACCGGCTCTACGATCGGGTATGTGGCTAATAGCTACGTAACTCCTTTCAATATTGGGTTTGGTGTTGTCGTTAGTGGCACCGTGAACTACACGGTAGAACACACGTTTGATGGGACCACTTGGTTCCCCCATCCGACGATCGCTTCCAAAACCACCAATCAGGACGGTAACTATGCGTTCCCTGTCTTGCAGGTACGTCTGACGGTTAATTCCGGTGGTGGCGTGGCTACGTTAACTCTTATCCAAGCTGGTCTAACGTAATGGCTTACGTCGGCTACACCGGGGTTGCTAACCTCGCGAATACCTCAAATGGATTCGCTATCGGTGTTGTCGCGAATAATGTCGACAGCTATGGCGATGATGTTGGGGATCATGGAGTTGTAGACCTCTACGCTCCGTATGCTCCTCCGGCGACTAATTATTTCATCCTGATGGAAAACTCAGGATACGTGTTGCAGGAAGATGGCAGCAAAATCTATTTGGAGTCTGACTGATGGCTGATACAAAAATCTCAGCGATGACCAATGCCGCTACCCTCACGGGTACGGAAATCGTCCCATTGGTCCAATCTGGCGCTAATGTTCAGACGACGGTCACCAATGTAGTTGGACAAACTCTCAATGTACATCCTGTTACACCGACTCAAGGTGGCACCGGGATTGTTACGTATGCTCTGGGAGATACGCTGTACGGATCGGCTACGAATACGCTAGCTAAGGTCCCCGGTAACATCACTACGTCTCAAAAGTTCCTAGCACAGACTGGAACAGGTTCAGCTTCTGGCGCTCCTGTATGGACTTTGATTACTCCGTCTAGCATTAATATGCAATTTGGAGTTTTCCAGCATAACGTCACGCTGACCAACACTTCTCCCGGTAACGGGATTGCGATGCAGTTTGGTACTACTGACATTGGTGGTCATGGGATTAGTATCTCAAATGACTTATCTGGTAATCCAACGAAGGTTAATGTAACCAACGCTGGTGTGTATAACTTCCAATTCTCTGCACAGCTTAATAAAGCGGCAGGTGGTGGATCTGCGGCTGATGTTTATATCTGGGCTAGGTTGGACGGAGTAGACGTAACTGAGACGAATACTCGAATCACTTTGCAGGGCGCTAACGTCTATACGGTCGCTGCTTGGAACTTGATGCTGAACGTTACGGCTGGTCAGTACTTCCAGCTCATGTGGGGCTCTACAGACGCCAACGTAGTGATCCAGTACATCACATCTCCAGCGATTGGTCCTATCGTACCGGCAGTTATTCTCACCGTTAATCAGGTGGCGTAATGGCTAAGTCACCCGCATGGCAAAGATCTGAAGGAAAAGACCCCAAGGGTGGTCTAAATGCAAAAGGTCGAGCTTCTGCCAAGAAGCAAGGGATGAACCTGAAACCCCCGGCTCCGAAGCCGAAGACCAAGGAAGATGCAGGCCGCAGGAAATCGTTTTGTGCCAGAATGTCAGGGATGAAAAAGAAACTGACTTCGAGTAAAACGGCGAACGATCCGAATAGTCGGATCAACAAAAGTTTGAGGGCGTGGAACTGCTAATGGATGGTGATATGCAAAACCCACTCGATCATTTGAACGAAACGGTAAAGCACCTTGTCGATACAGCATCGATTGCTACTGTAGTAGGGACACTCACGCACATGCTGCCATCCATCGCTGCTATATTTTCCATAGTTTGGTCTGCAATCAGGATATACGAAACCAAAACTGTTCAAGGATGGTTTGGTCGTAAGGACGACGATGCCGAGTAAATCAGCTAAGCAGGCTCGTTTCATGCAAGCCGCAGCTCATAATCCTGAGTTTGCTGGTAAAGCAGGTATTCCGATTGGGGTAGCTAAAGAATTTGTCGCGGCTGATAAAGCCAAGAAAGTAGGATCTGAAGGTCGCGCCGATCGTCAGAAAGTCAACCAGCCTAAGACCCGTCATGGGGATATGGCGCTATTCAGTAGAGGTGGTGTTATGGCTAAAGGTAACAAGTTCGCTATGGGCGAATCTATGGGTAAAGTTAAGACGGCTGCTCCTAGCCGCGATGGTATTGCTCAGAAGGGTAAGACCAAGGGTAAGATGATTAAGATGTGCGGCGGCGGTATGGCCAAGAAAGGCAAGTAAGATGAGAGCTAGCCGTGGCATGGGGTGTATTAACCCGTCCAAAATGCCCGGTCCTAAGACCATCAAACGGAAAGATAACCCGAACGAGGTTACCGAGTACAAGAAAGGTGGTTGGATCGCTGGTGCCATCAAGAAGCCGGGATCTTTGCGAAAGTCTCTTGGGGTCAAAGAAGGTCAGACCATTCCAGCAGGGAAGCTGGCCAAGGCCGCTAAAGCTCCGGGTAAACTAGGCCAGCGAGCACGCCTCGCCCAAACACTCAAAGGTTTTAAGTAATGGCTATCGATAAGAAAGAAATCCTTGGATTTATTAGCTCAGAAGGTTTCTCTCCTTCTGGTTATGAAGAGCAGATTCTCAATAAGTTCGCAGCGTTCGTTGATCTCATTAACTATGAGCCCTCCGAAGCAGAGCTAAAGGCTATTGAAGAGCCTGCTCCTAAGAAGAGTAAGGCTAAGGCAGAAGAGCCAGCGGAGTAATCCATGAGCACGTCTGGTACCGCATCGTTTAATCTCGATCTTAACGAGCTATTCGAAGAGGCGTTTGAGCGCTGCGGTAAACAGCTGCGTAGCGGTTATGACTTCCGTACCGCTCGTCGTTCCATGAATCTACTCACTATCGAGTGGATTAATCGTGGGATAAATCTTTGGACCATTGAGCAAGGTCAGATTGTTATGAACACGGGGCAGGCTATCTACGCCTTACCTGTGGATACGATCGACCTTCTTGATTGTGTGACTAGACAGTACAACGGACAGCAGACTAACCAGATTGACATCAACGTGTCTCGGATTTCCGAGTCTACGTACATGTCCATTCCTAATAAGAATGCGACAGGTAGACCGATCCAATTCTGGATAGACCGGCAGACTGGGGCTATTCCTACGATCCCCAACACTACGTTGGATGGGGCGATCACAGCTACGGATACGACGATCACTCTGACTTCAGTTCTGAATCTTCCTACAACTGGGTTTATCAAAATTGATAACGAGGTTATTGGGTATCAGAACGTAGTAGGTAACCAGATCCTGAACGCTTGGCGTGGGCAGAACGGAACCACAGCGGTTTCTCACCTCACCGCTACTCCGGTGTACAGCTATAAGCTCCCGTGTGTGAACGTATGGCCTACGCCGAATCCTCCGGGTAATCAGTACACCTTTGTGTACTACCGCATGCGTCGTTTGCAGGATGCAGGTAACGGTACGACTACTCAGGACATTCCGTTCAGGTTTATACCTCCTATGGTAGCGGGCATGTCTTATTACCTGAGCATGAAGCTAGACGGTGTGGACGGTAACCGAGTGGCGGCTCTTAAGGCTGACTATGAACAGCAGTTTCAGCTCGCGGCTGACGAGGATCGTGAGAAGGCTACTGATCGGTTCGTACCGCGTAATCTTTTTTACTACAGATAATTATGGCTTTTGTATCTTCCGAAGCTAGGAAAGAATACAACGAGCGAAACAAAGAACGTATCGCGGAGCAAAAACGCGCCTATTATTTGGCTAACAAAGAGCATATAGACGCCCGTAACAAAGCATACGCCAAAGCCAATAAAGGGGTGATAAATAAGGCTAGCAGGAAATGGAGAGCCTCAAACCAAGAAAAGCACAAAGCCGCAGTGTATGCTTGGCGGGATGAAAACAGGGGTGCGTATAATGCGTTGTGCGCTAAGACGCGGGAAGTTAGGTCTCTTAGAGTGCCTAAATGGTTATCCGATGATTGCCATTGGCTCATTAAAGAAATCTACGACCTAGCTGAACTACGTACAAGTCTGTTTGGTTTTTCTTGGCATGTGGATCACATACTACCCCTACAAGGAAAAAACATTTCTGGTCTTCATGTTCCTTGGAACCTACAGGTAGTACCAGCCGCTTATAACCTACGTAAGAAGAATAGGTTTGAGGTAGCCGATGCCTAGTAAGTTCGCCTCCGGTAAACATTCGATCGCCCAGTGCGATCGATGCGACCAGCGTTACATGTTGAAGGAGCTCAGGATCCAAGTCCTGAAGACCAAGCCTTGGAGGATCAAGGTTTGTAAGACCTGTTGGGATCCGGATCATCCGCAGCTTCATCTCGGTATGTTCCCGGTTAATGATCCTCAGGCAGTACGCGATCCTAGGCCAGATGTGAGTTATTACATGTCAGGTACAACAGGACTACAAGACAATTTCACGGATGGGATTGTTCAGGATGGGTTTGGATACCCAGCAGGTGGTAGCCGAGTTATTCAATGGGGATGGAATCCCGTTGGTGGGGCTAGAGGATTTGATTCAGACTTGACTCCAAACAACTTGATTGGTAAGAGCCAAGTGGGTACAGTGACGATTACTACGAGTTAGGAGGCCATATGGCTAAGCATGATGATATCAAAGAGGATAAGAAGCTTATTAAGTCAGCCATTGGCGCTCATGATAAGCAGCTTCATGGGGGTAAGAAAACCAAACTGCCTTTCAAGAAAGGTGGAGTTACTTCTTTGGCTATGAAGAAAATGGGTCGTAATCTGGCTCGCGCAAAGAATCAAGGGTAATACGATGGCTAAAGTTATCGAGAACAAGCCTGCTGAAGCCTACGCTTCTAACGGTACTGATTTCAAATTGACCTACAAGACTGGCGCTAAAGTAATGACGGAGATGAATATCTCTGTTGGCGGCATCAGTAAAGGTAACTATGCGCCTGAGAATAAGAACGGCGTTGTAACTATGCGTGGCGCTGGCGCTGCTACCAAAGGCACTAAGTGCCGGGGTCCGATGGCCTAATGAATTATCAATCCCTTTACAACACGATACAGGCATACGCTGAGAATACGGAACAGCTGTTCGTCGCAAACATTCCGGTGTTTGTGCAACAGGCTGAGGAACGTATTTATAACTCAGTTCAGATTCCTGCGCTTCGTAGAAATGTAACGGGAACGATTACGTCTGGTAACAAGTACCTATCCCTTCCGGATGATTACTTGTCTACGTACTCATTGGCTGTCATCGATAACGATGGTGCTTACAACTACCTTCTGAATAAGGACGTTAACTTCCTTCGGGAAGCTTATCCTACATCCGGTGAAGTGGGTTTGCCTAAGTACTATTGCCTGTTTGGTTCTCAGTACGGGAATATTGATGAGCTGAGCTACATGCTGGCTCCTACTCCCAACCAGAACTACACGGTAGAGATGCACTATTTCTACTACCCTCCGACCATTGTGCAGGGGCAGATTACCTCGTTCAGTAATACCAATCCGGGTACGTTGTATACCAATGGGGTTTACCAAAATGTGGCTCTTACCGGAGGTACCGGTGTTTCTGCTACGGCTACGATCGTCGTACAGTCTCAGCAGATTTACTCTTGCACTTTGTCTTTTGGTGGCAACTTCTACGTTGTCGGGGACGTATTGGGGTGTTCCTCTTTAGGTAATTCAGGTACCGGATTTACTGTAACCGTAGGATCCATCTCTAATAGTACGGGCACAAGTTGGCTTGGGGACAACTACGATCCCGTTCTTCTGTATGGTTCTATGCGTGAAGCCATGCTGTTCATGAAAGGTGAGCAGGATCTCGTAGGTTACTACGAGCAGAAGTACCAAGAAGCAATGATGCAGCTTAACAGACTCGGTACTGGCCTTGAACGTGGTGACGCTTACCGTGATGGTCAAGCTCGAATTGGGCAGGTTAATCCATGATCGTACAAGGCTTAACGACCGTATTTCTTTACAACATCCTGAATGGTTCAGAGAACCTTTCGGTTGGGTCTCCATATACGTATAAGCTTGCGCTGTACACAGCAGATGCGTCATTAAGCAATTCTACTTTGGCCTATACCACCACCAACGAGGTTGTCGGTTCTGGGTATACCGCTGGTGGCATAGCACTTAGTTCTATTGGTACTTCGTACGATACGATCGCTAACGTGGCGTATGCCTCGTTCGCTGATGCTCTTTGGTCCCCCGCTTCTTTTACCTGTAGAGGCGGGTTAATTTACAATGGTAATACAGGTGCATCTGTATGCGTTTTAGATTTTGGTTCGGATAAAACGGCGACCTCTTTTTTCAAGGTAACCTTCCCAGCCAATAATGCGTTCAACGCAATCATACGTCTTGTTTAGGAGTAGTTATGCAAAAAGAACTTTCAAATTTTGGTGACCGTGCTGAGGCTACTCTGCAAGCGTACACCGCAGGTAATGAGACCCTTGGTGTACACGGTCACTTTCATGTCGTATGCCACGATAAGGACGGCAATCTGAAGTGGGAAGATGGTTTCCCCAATCTGGTTGTTGCAGCTGGTAAGCAGCTTATGTTGGACACCTTCCTTAAGGGCAGTGGTTATTCAGTTACCGGTCCTTTCCTTGGTCTTACCAATCAGAGCCTTACCCCAGCGGCTACGGATACGATGACAACGCTCGTATCTACTAATGCAGCTGAGTTCACTAACTATACGGTAGGCGGAACGAATGTTCGCGGCACTGTTACGTTTGGGTCAGCCACGTCTTCTGGTGCTACCCCTTCTAACGTAACTACTTCCACCGGGGCTTCTGTTACCTACTTAATTACTGGGGCTGGTGGCACTGTGTATGGCTGTTTTTTGGTTCTCGGTACCGGTGCTGTTAATACACAGAGTTCTACCGCAGGTACGCTCTACAGCGAAGGTAATTTCACCGCTTCTAAGGTGACCACCGCTGGCGATACGATTACTGTTACGTACAGCACGACCGCTACTTCTTAAGGGGGTCTTAAATGGCGTTAGTCATTAAAGATAGGGTATTAGAAACTTGCTCTAGTCCGGGGTCAGGTACTGTTACGCTCTTAGGAGCTGTTACTGGATATCAGACCTTCAATGCGGCAGTAAGTAATGGTAATACTTGTTACTACACTATAGCTGACCAAAGTGGTAGCAACTGGGAAGTCGGAGTAGGTACTTTTTCCTCTCCCGCTTCCTTAGCGCGTACGACAATCCTTGCTTCGTCCAATGGCGGCCTGATTGTTAACTTTAGTACTGGCGTTCAAAACGTATTCCTTACCTACCCGGCTGGTAAGGCTGTTACGACTGATACGTTGGCGTATCCTCCGGCAATCGGCGGTACCACCCCTGCGGCTGGGTCTTTTACGGTTCTTACCGCTACGGCTGATTCTGCGTTTACCTCTACCGGTGCGGTGCAGATTTCAAAGGGTACTACTGGTCAACAGCCGGGTAGTCCGGCTACGGGTATGTTCCGGTATAACACTACTACTAATCAGTTTGAAGGTTATAGTGGCGCAAGTCCGGGATGGAGTTCTTTAGGTGGTATTACTATTGCGGACGATACTACTTCCGCATCTACATATTATCCAGTATTTACTACCACTACTGGTGGCTCAATTACGGCTGAATATGTAAGTAGTACACATCTTACATTTAAACCTAGTACTGGTGATTTTACCGTATACGGAATTTCTACCGCCTCTTCTTTTGGAGCTAAGTCCGGCGCTGGGGGCACAATAACGCTATCTCCAGCTTCTACAGCTAGTAGCTATACGTTAACTCTTCCAGCTAAGAATGGTACAGTTGCAACTACCGCAGACATCATACCGTCTGGCTCAGTTACTAACTTTTTTCAAGCTGCTGCGCCTACTAATTGGACTAAAGTAACTACCAATAATGATGCGGCTATACGTATCGTAAGTGGTACAGGTGGTGGAACAGGTGGATCCGTAGGGTTCACTACAGCGTTTGCTTCGCAGGCTACTTCAGGAACGGTAGGTGGGTTTACTTTATCTACGTATGAAATTCCAAGCCATAACCACTACGGTAATATGACGTTTAATTCTCCCGCTGGCGGGGGTGGACCAATACCATACTCAGGTGTCTCAACCAAAGTAGGTGACTATTATGCTGGTGTAGGAATTAATTCACCGTTTAACGTGGCGTCACAAGGTGGCGGCGGATCTCATAACCATTCCTTTTCGGGAGCGGCTATTAACCTAGCGGTTAAGTATCTCGACAACATTATGTGCTCTAAAGACTAATGGCTTCTTTATCTGTAGAAACGTTCTGCCCATTAGGAGCTAAATGCGAAGAAGCTAAGGACGGAAAGATTTATCGTTGCGCTTGGTATTCTTATGTCAGAGGTTATGACATAAATACAGGCGATGATATTGACCATTGGGAATGCAGTATGAAGCTTATGCCGCGTCTGCTGATAGAAAATTCTGGTATGCAAAGACAAACTGGCGCTGCGGTGGAATCATTTAGAAATGAAATGGTAAAGGCTAACGAAATGAGCCAACAGATTTTGTTAGCCACCGTTCAGGAAGTTAATCCTGATATCAAATTTATTGAGGCATCCAAATGAAACTTACTATTATAGTTCCTGATGGCGCTGTTTATGAAAATGGGGTTTGTTATTCCGGCCTTACTTGGCAGGGTACACCCGAGAATGTGCATGCACTCCAATGGTACGAAACATACGGTAACATTGAGTATAAGGACGATACGCCCAATGAAAACATCGATGTACTTCCCGATTGGGCTTTAAATGCCGAAATCGCATGGAATGAAGCGGCAAATCCGCCACCACCTCCACCCTTTACTCCTGAACAAATTAGAGATCAAAATAATGGTGAGGCTATAAATCGCCTACAATTAACTGATTGGGCCGCTACTGTGGATATTTCTAATCCGGTTTATTCCAATCCTTACTTGGCAAATCAGGACGCTTTTTTGACATATAGGTCGGCAATAAGAGCTATCGCAGTTAATCCACCTTCTACGTTAGTAGATCCGTGGCCTACTGAGCCGTTACCGGATTGGCGGCCAGCTCCATAACGAGGTCAACATGAAACTATTTCTGTCTTGGGCATTAGATAGACTAAAAGAACCATCTACTTGGCAAGGATTTACAGTGATTGCTACTGCTGTCAGCTCGTCTCTTAATCCTGAGATCGCTGATAAGGTAGCCGAAGTCGGTGCTAGCGTGTTTGGTTTGATTTATGTAATCAAGAAAGGCTAATTAAAAAGGGGCTAGAGGTTAACTATGCTTGGTTTATCCGCGCTTTCTCAAGCCCCGTTTGGTTCCCTTGCTTCGGCTATCTACACTTTAGCGGTATCTGAAAATACCGGTTTAGCTGCTACGCCAGTAGGCGGGTTAGTCTTTACAGCTAGCTTTACTGATGGTTTTACTTCGGCGTCTTCTTTATCTGCTACTTACGCTTTCCAGTCTTCCATTACGGAAAATGTAGAGGCTGATTCTCCCAGCACTATCGGTATAGCTTATATAATAAGCGTTACTGATGATTTTGAATCAGTAGACATACGAGAAACATCTACTCAGTTAGTAGCGTATGTATATGAGGATTTTTCTGTAGACAACGCTAATTTAGAAATTACCTCCTACGGCGTTAGTGTTACGGAAGACTTTACCTCTGACGAGTACAATACTCAGCTTACTGATTATCTACTTGATGTAACGGACGCTACTGATGTAGCAGACTTTAGCTCAGGTTCGATTGGCTATTCGTTTAACGTTACTGAGAATACGTCTGAAGAAGACATTCTTTCTGTAGTCGCTGGTTTTGTTAGTGGGTTAACCGAGAATATTGTTGCGGATAACAATAATGTTGCAGGTGAAGGGTTTGCGGTAAGTATTAGTGAGAATATTTTACTAGACAATTCTAGTTACGAAGAAGAAGGATATGCGTTCTTTATAACGGAAAATTTTGCTACCGCCTATTCTACGTCTGAAATAACTGCATACAAAATACCCATTACAGAAAATAGCATTGCTACGGATAGCGTTACGGTAAACATAGGGTATAAGGTAACTAAGTCAGAAAATTTAAATGTAATAGACTACGGTGCAATCGTCGCTTCATTTGCAACGCAAACTACTGAAAACGTTTCTATTCAGGACTTAATTCCATATTTTCATTACCCTATAATTGTCGGTTGGACACCGATCAACACGGATATTTACTCACCTCGTAACGATGTTGGATTAATGCTTGGTGGCGCTGCATTTGGTGCCATTCCGTTTAGTGGGTTTGTAGGTGGTAACGTAATCGTCGATCCGGGTTGGAAAGACATCATTAACAATTAGGTGAGCTATGACTTCTACTTACACGCCTAGCCTGCGAATCACAGAGATGGGTAATGGTGACCAATCTGGTACATGGGGTACTACTACAAATACCAACTGGACTCTTATTGAACAGGCGGTTGCCGGGGTGCAGTACATCACCATGACAAACGCCAACCACACGCTTACGAATCTTTCCGGTGCTTCTGACGAAGCCAGAAACATGGTTATAGTAGCGTCGGGTACGATATCAAGTACTTATCAGATCATAGCTCCTATGGAGCCTAAAATTTACATCGTTGCTAACAACACGGTTGGTGGACATGATATTACGTTTGGTGGGTCTGGAGGGGCCATAGTAACTATACCTAACGGGTACGCCACGGTTATTTACGGTGATGGCACAGATTTCTTTTCCGGATCTACGTGTAGTTCTGGGGATTTTGCGGTTCTAGGCAATCTAGAAGTAACAGGAAATTCTTACGTAGCGGGAAACTCTGAAGTTATCGGGGACTTTAACGTTGTCGGAGACGTTACAGTTATTGGGTCTACCAATATTGTTCCTATTGGCTGTATTATGGCGTACCCTAGTAGTTCATTACCCGCTGGATTTTTGTTATGTAACGGGCAAGCTATATCGCGTGGGGCTTATTCGAACTTGTTTGCCTTGATAGGCATTACTTTTGGTTCTGGAGATGGGTCTACTACGTTCAACTTACCCAATATACCTAACCCTATAACCGGCGTGTACTACATGATTAGGTATAACTAACGTGGTTACATCTAAAGAGTGCTTTGCGCGTTATGGCGACCCTTCTACGAATGAAGGTAAGTTCATGATCGTTTGGGATGTACCAGCATGTTGCGAACATGGCGCTATCCCTAAGAGGGTTTACTGTAACAAGGATTTAAAGCCGCTTCTCGAAGTGGCATTTAAGAATGTGAATGAACGTGGTCTTGCCTCGCAGGTCAAGACTTGGGATGGATGTTTTAACATCCGCAAGAAGCGCGGCGCTACGTCAATGTCTCTGCATTCGTGGGGTTTGGCGATCGACTTTAATGCAGCATGGAATGGTTTTGGGAAAAAGCCTACTATGTCACCAGAACTTGTGAAGTGCTTTACCGATGCCGGACTTGACTGGGGCGGTACATGGTCTAAACCAGATGGGATGCACTTTCAAATTGCCAAGCTTCCGTAAGGAGACCAATAGTGCTTCAAAAACTCCAGTTTCGAGCGGGGCTAAACCGAGAAGGTACTGACTACTCAAACGAAGGTGGTTGGTACGACGGAGATAAGATCAGGTTCCGTTCAGGTTTCCCTGAGAAGATTGGTGGGTGGGCTCAATTATCTGGCGCTCAGTTTCAAGGCGTTTGCCGTGATCTTTGGGTATGGTTGGACGGGGATCTTGGAGCTGGCGCTACCTACATTGGCGTGGGTACGAACCTCAAGTACTACATTTACTTCGGTGGGGATTTCAACAATATAACCCCGATCGTACACACTAGCATCCTTTCAGGACCGTTTAGTACTTCATACGCATCGTTGTCCAACTCACTGTCTACTACGGGCACTACGCTATCGCTTACTAATGCATCGTCATTTCCTACTATAGGTGGCGTCGTCTTACTTAATTCTGAGCAGATACTTTACACCGGGATTAACGGTAATAATTTGACCGGATTAGTACGAGGATACAATGGTACTACCGCAGCTAATCACGCATTGGGTACTCCTGTAGGCGCGTTGACCGTAAGTGTACTTGATGCTTCTTATTCTCCTTCTAAAGGCGATTTTGTAGACATAGTTAGTGCTTCCACTGTTGGAGGCATATCTATTTCTGGCAATTATCAAATCCAAAGCATTATATCCGCTACTACATATACGATCGTAGCTACTACGGCAGCTACTTCTGCCGCCACCGGTGGCGGCGCTACCACTATTCAGTATGAATATCCGGTAGGACTTGCCGTATTCAGCCCCGGACTTGGTTGGGGCGCTGGTCCTTGGAATGCTGGTTCCGCTTCTGATCCTTGGGCCCATGGATGGGGCACTCCTTACAATGCGAGTAGTTCCCTTGGAGAACAAATTCGACTTTGGTCTAGTGATAACTTCGGAGCTAACCTAGTTTTAGCCCCCCGTGGCGGCCCAATCTATTATTGGCAGGATGATTTGACTATTGCCGTAAGAGCACAATCACTAATAGATTTAGCCAACGCTGCTACGTCTCTTACGGATAGCTGTACATTCCTATCGGGCGTCACTTCAATCACCGTTACGTCGCCTAATTCTCAGTTTATTTATCCGTACATGCGGATCACTGGGGCAGGTATTCCCGCTAACACTATGGTTAGCCCATCCTATGTAACCGGAAGTACTACGGTACCGATCGTAGATGCTACCACTCTTGCAGCGACTACTACTACTGCCCCTAGCTCTGGAACTTATGCTTTCTCCTACGCTGGGGACTTTGCCCCGGTCGCAACGTACCAAGTTATCGCGTCTTCTATTCAGGAGTTCGTGATTGCGTTTGGGTCTAACAACTATGTCCCAAATGATCCAGCTACTGACTTTAACCCTCTTCTGGTCAGATGGTCAGATCAGGCTAACCCATACCAATGGGTACCGCAGATCACCAATCAGTCTGGTGAGTACCAGCTGACTAACGGTTCCTACATCATGGCGGCTCAAACGACTCGCCAAGAAATCTTGGTGTGGACTGATTCGTGCCTTTATTCCATGCAGTACGTGGGGTCTCCTTACGTATGGGGCTTCCAGATCATCATGGACAACATCTCCGTGATGTCTCCTAACAGTATGATTACGTGTAACAACGTTACATTCTGGATGGGGCGTGACCGTTTCTACATGTATTCAGGTCGTGTCGAAGTTCTCCCTTGTGCCTTGCGTCAGTATATTTTTGCTGACATTAACCTAGACCAAGCCTACCAAGTTGTTTGCGGAACCAACAACGCTTTCAATGAAGTCTGGTGGTTCTACGTAAGTATTAGTGGTGAGGGTACTACTATCGACAGGTATGTTGTTTACAATTACCTCGACCGTGTATGGTACTACGGGACTATTAATCGATCAGCTTGGATTCAATCTGGTACGCAACCCTACCCAATCGCTGCGGACTACAACGGTAGACTCCTGTATCACGAAAATGGTAATGACGATAACTCTACGTCAACCGCTCTACCTATCAATGCATATGTTCAATCTTCTGATTTTGACATTGGTGATGGGCATAACTTCGGGTTCGTATGGCGTATCTTGCCTGACGTAAACTTCAACGGATCTTCTGTTAACCAACCGTCTGTAACCATGACGGTAAAGCCAAGACAGAACTCGGGTACTCCGTATGGGCCAGCCGATAATCCAACGGTCGCAAGCTCTCAGAATTACAGCCGCATACCTCAGTACACGGTGCAGCAGTTTGATGGGCAGGTGTATACCCGTCTTCGTGGTCGTCAGATGAGCTTCCGGATTGAGTCAACAGATATAGGTGTGGCTTGGCAGCTTGGTAGTCCTCGTATCGACATCAGACCTGACGGTAGAAGGTAGCCATGACCCAAGTTAAGAATACTGCGCTTAGGAATACAAAGGCTCCTAACCTTCTGATCGCTCCGGTTGCCTATAGCCAAGCGTATCTGGATCAGTTGTTGAATGCTTTAAGGCTGTACTTCAACCAGATAGACAACTTTACCCTTGGCGTACAGATACCTTCTTCAGGTATCACAGAAGACCGTCCTACTAATGGATTACGTAACGGTCTTTTTTATTTTGACACCACCTTGGGTATACCTATTTGGTGGTACGACGGTAACTGGGTAGACGCCACAGGAGCAACGGTTTGACCTTTGTACTGACCCCTTATAAATGGTAGCATCAGCCTATGAATGCTGTTCAAAAACCTAGAGTTACGTTATCTGAATTTAAGGCTACCATGGCTGAGGCTATTGATTCTGGGGAGCTTAAACAAGTAGATCCCCCACTTGAGCATTACCATACGCCCGACCTGTACGGGCGTCGTATTTTTGTTGATGCTGACACAGCTATCGTAACCAAGGTTCACAAGTCCGAACATATTACGATCGCACTTAAGGGATCCTGCACAGTAGTAGACGAGAACGGTGTTAAGACAGAAGTTGTTGCTCCAGCGGTATTTATCACGAAGCCCGGTACGTGGAGAGCTGTCTACGCCCACACTGACGTTGAATGGGTTACCGTCCATGCTTGTAAAGAGCAGGAACTCGCTGCAATTGAAGCTCAGCTTGTTTGTGATACGCCTGAAGAAGTAGATCAGGAAGACTACAAGCGTGTACTCCTTGAGTACAACATGAACGAGAAAATGGCTCGGTTAATCTCTGAGAACCCTAGGACTCAGATTGATGCCCCTGCTGATGTAGCTAAGATACGTATCAGCCCTTCTAAAATTCAAGGGGACGGCGTTTTCGCTAATGGCGATATAGCCGCAGGTGAAAAGATTGGTGTAGCTCGCATTGGACCCATGCGTACTCTTATCGGTAGGTATACGAACCACAGTGTTAACCCTAACTGTGAATTCAGACCTTCAACTAAAGGTGGCATGGACGCCTACGCGCTTCGGGACATCGGAGCCGATCAGGAAATTACCGTGTGTTATAGACTCGCACGTAAGGCCAGCATAGCTGCCGCGCAATTTTTGGAGAAAGCCCTATGAGCTTTATTGATATTGCTATCGTCATCGGAGTTGGGGCCGTAGCCGGTGCCGGTATTGGCGCTGCTAGCTCGGCTATGTCCGGTGGTGATGTTGGTAAAGGAGCCGCTATGGGAGCCATTGGTGGCGCTCTTACTGGCGGTATTGGTGGTGTTGCTGGTGGTGGAGTTGGTGGGCTGCTTGGTGGCGCTGAAGGCGCTGCTGCCGGTGTTGGAACAGAAGCCGCTGGAGCTTTAGGATCCTCCGTTGCACCTGCTATTGGTAGCGAAGTTACCAGCGCTGGAATGACTGGAGCTGGTGAATTATTTGGGGATCTTGGTGTAGGTACTTTTGGTGGTATTGGTGAAAATGCTCTGAACCCAGCCATTTCGTCTTCTCTTAGTGGCGCTAACGTCATGGGAGAAGGTTCCCTTTTGTCAGGAGTTGGTAGCAACCTAACTGGAAGTGGTTTGATTTCTTCTGGAGTCGCTCCTGAGCTTGGGTCTGGGATCGCTAGTAACTTTACGAATCAAGAACTTCAAGCGGTTGGTAATCAATTAGGGCAGCAAGGTTTAGCTAACAACCCTTCTGCATGGCAGAACGCTCTTAATGTTCTTAGTAAGAATAAAGGGATGCTCCTACAGCTATCCAGCTTAGGTGGACTGTATGGTGGGGCTAGTAATCCTAATGCTTTGTCCAATCCGTATGGGCAGTCTGGGCAGTGGAACCCGCTCTCTTACTATAAGTTTGATCCTAGGACCTTTACACCCAATCGTCCTACGTACATTCAACCTGCTAATTACGCAGAAGGGGGCGTTGCTTCCCTGAACCCTAACCCAGATATGATGTCTTCTGGCCCTGCCAAAGTCGATTTCATGGGGTCCGATGCTTACCCAACGAGTCAGCAGAAACTTAATTTTTACTCTACCCCTTCTCAGATGCCTACTAGTGCACAGCAGGCAGCGGCTAGTTATGAACCTGCTACCAATCCTTTGACGGGTGAACCTTTAGCCCATTTTGCTAAAGGAGGATTTTTAGGTCCCCTCCTTGATATGGATCCAGTAGGTAAATCAGTTCTTCAGAATACTCCAGGCGCTATTCCTCCTGTTATTGGGAAATACATTTATGGCGATCTTGAAGACCAGACGCAGATGGGCACCGCTCCCCCACAGCTTCCCGGTATGGCTACTAGTGGGTTACCCGGTATGGCTGGAGGCGGCATTGCTGATCTTGGTAGTTACTCTGATGGTGGGCAGATGACCGATGGTCCGGGTGATGGGATGAGTGATTCTATCCCTGCTTCTATTGCAGGTAAGCGTCCGGCTCGTCTAGCTCAGGGTGAGTTTGTAGTTCCAGCTGATGTAGTAAGTCACCTTGGCAACGGGTCCACCGACGCAGGTGCGAAGCAGCTCTACTCTATGATGGACAGAGTACGTAAAGCACGCACGGGTCGTAAGTCACAAGGTAGACAGATTAGACCCGCCAAGATGATGCCTGCATAAGATTAAGGGTAAAGGGGGCTTACGTGGAAAAGACTGAGGTTGACGACGATAGGTTAGCTTGGTTTGGTGGGAATCAAGATGCCTTGAATATGTACTTTATGTTTAGGGATCTGGCGCATGCTTGGGATGATCTTGTTGACAAAGACTGTGAACTTTCTGAGATAGAAATAAACAATGCCTTCATGATCGCCCTTGTATATTTACCCAGCAATCCGTTTTATAGGTCAATACAAGACTACATACTTCCAATATGGCCCTTGGTTGCGTCAGCATACGAAGTCTCTAATAAATTCCAGCGAGACAAAGATCCGCATGGTTTAGAGATAGCGCATGGGTTACGGTACGCCGCAGGACATATAATTGTCTATTCCGTGCAGGTTTGCGTCGGAATAGAAAAAGCTAGAGAAGTGCTTCCGCTTGTGTGGAAAGACATTTTTTATGAACGCTTTGACGATTATGCAAAGGAGCACTTAAATGCTTAATTTTACTAAAGCCTTAAAACGGTTCCTTATAGACCAATTTGTTTTTGGCTTTCAAATGGGTGGTGGCGGAGGTGGTGGTAGTGGTATGACCAATACCACGCAGAACGTTACTACAACGACTATCCCTGAGTATGCTCAGCCATACGCTCAAGCCATGCTTGGCGGGGCTATGAAGCAAGTGTTTCAGATGACGCCCAACGGTAGGATCACGGGTACTACCCCGTACATGCCATACGGCGTCGATCAGGGTGTATTCACGGATCCAGCTCTGACCAATCCAATCCTTCAATGGAATGCAGGGCAGCAGCAGCGACACCCAGCAGAATTTGCCGCAGCGCAACAGGCGCAGCAAGCGGCTATGCAAAGACAGCAAAATGCTGTCCAGCAGGCGTACATGCCCTACAAACAGGGTGATACTTACAGCACTACTGGCCCTAGTTCAGCCCAAGGTTCAGCCGCTGTCGCTGGGTTTAGTCCTATGCAAATGCAGGCGTTCCAAGCCGCGCAGAATCTTCAAGTACCGGGCCAGTTTGCAGAAGGTTCAGACTTAGTACGTCAGGCAGGGCAAGGTTCTCTTGGGATTGCCGGTCAAGCACAGCAGTTAGGTGGTACGGCTCTTGGGTACGGAGCTAAGGCCGCTGATATAGGTATGAAGGGTATCGAGTACGGGGACATTGCTTCTCGTATTGGTCAGGAAGGGTATCAACGCGCCGTACAGGATGCAACCCAAGCTGCTGGCATTTCTGATATCTATGGTGGTCAGGGCGCTGGGTATGGTGCTGCCGCAGCAGCTCAAGCTGGTCAAGGTTATGGAGCGCAGGCTGCTTATCAGCAGCAGGCGACTAGCCCCAGCGCTATTCAGGCGTACATGAATCCTTATCTTCAGGCTTCATTAGATCCGCAGCTCAAATTACTTGCACAGCAAACCGGTATTCAAGGCGCAGCGCAGCAGGCCGCTGCTACTTCTTCCGGTGCTTTCGGTGGCTCACGTTCCGCTCTTCAGAATGCTCTTACCCAGCAAGCTGGGAACATGGCGGCGCAACAGGCGATTGGTCAGGGGTACAACCAAGCTTTCCAACAGGCGCAGCAGGCTCAGCAGTACGGCGCTGGTCTTGGTATTCAAGGTCTTCAGGCTGGAACTCAAGCGCAGCTCGCTGGCGTTCAAGGCGCTCAAGCCGGGTTACAAGGTGTTGGGCAACGTATCAATGCCGGTCAGTTAGGTCTTGCCGGTGCAGGCACCGGTATTCAAGGTCAGTTAGCTGGTATTCAAGGAGTTCAGGCCGCGCTTCAAGGACAGGGTCTTGGTATTCAAGGTACTCAGGCGGCTACTCAAGCAGGTCAACTGGGTCTCGCTGGTTATGGTCAAGCGGGGTCTCAAGGTGTAAACCTAGCCAATATTGGTAACCTACAACTCGGCGCTCAACAAGGAATAATCGGGATGCAGGGGCAGATGGGTGGCATGCAACAGCAGCAAGCCCAAAACGTTATCAATGCGGCTATGGGTGAGTACAACACTGCACAGCAATACCCGTATCAACAGTATGCCTTCATGAACAGCCTGCTTCGTGGGTTACCTATGAGCGGCAGTAGTACACAGCAGAATTACGTAGCCTCTCCCAACGCTGGCTCTCAGATTGGTGGTATGGTCGCAGGTATTGCAGGACCAGCTCTGTATAGAGCCATGGGCTAAGAATAATTTAAAGGGGTAAGCATATGATTGGATCTCTTTTAGGCCAGATGGCTAATGCTCAGAAGATGAGCATCGAGCAAATTCAAAGGAGCTTGCAGAATGGCACGCTTGATGCGTACATCGCTATCCCTCTAATAGAACAGAAAGCCAAGGAAGCTCAGAAGCTCCAGATGGCTAAGGCTATTTTGCAGGAGCAGGGCACGCCCCCTACTACTGTTAAAGACCAAGTTATGCAGGCTGCGGATCAGGTAACTCGTCCGGAACCCCCCGTGATGCCCTCCACACCGGATGGTTATCGCCAGCAGCCTGCCCCTTCTCAGGGTGTCGAAACCCTACCTAGCAACATGCCAGAAGAATACGCTGGTGGTGGGATCATTGCCTTTGCTGGTGGTGGCTCATCCGACGAGACGACAACTCTTCCTGATACAGACGTACGTACCGCTAGGGAAAGAGATTCTGAAGATAACCGTTACACAGTTACTCGTGGCGCTCAGTACAGTCCAGCGCGGCCTATTGCTAGACCTTCTTCCTATGCTGGTATTCAGGATCTATACAGTCAGTATATGAATCAGCTTCCGGCTGGGCAGCAGGATCTACGTAACATTATTCTTAGTCAGCAAGCTGATCGCCCGCAGCGAGAACAAGACGCTATTGCGAATGCCATTCGTGAGGGTGGATTTACCGCAGCGGCAGCGCGTACCCCTTGGATGCTTACCAACTTGGCCGAAGGAGCTTTGGCTGGTACTCGTGCGTATTCAAAGGGTATGGAACAACTCGGTCAAAGAGACGAAAACGTAGTCAAGCAGCTTCTTGCTACAGGCCTTAGAGGTCAGGAACTTCAACAGCAAGCACTTAGATACGGTATAGACTTGTCACAGCATCAGTCTATGGAACCCTATTACGCTAGTATGGAAGCTAGGAATTTGTCTGAGGCCGGACTTGATCCTTTACGAGCTAGACTTATTGAAAGCCAAGCAGGGCTGACTAGCGCCAAAACTGAGGGTCAAGGTATCGAAAATCTTTACGGTGCGGCAAGAGAAGAAGCTGACATTGAAGAGAAGATGGCGCACGCGGATTATTTCCGTAGACCGCCTAAAACAACCCGTGCAGCTGGTACTGGTAAGATCGACCCCGCTGCGTACCAAATGTATCAAGATGCTTCTGGCGATCCGCAATTCCAGTCAGCTTTGGCCGATGCTATGGCTTCTGGGGAAAAAGATCCTAGTGGTAATCCGGTTGGTGATTCCAGATTCTGGAGACGAGAAGTACAAAGAATCCTTAAAGATCCTACCGATAAAAATTATTCATTAGTAATGCAGTACATGCAGAGGCTCATGCCTAGTTATATGCAGCACATGCGGCGGCTGACAACCCCTCCAACTCCTGATTATTCTAGCGACGAAGAGTAATACTAATGGCTCGTGTTAATGTACCCGGCGTAGAGAACGTTGACTTTGACGATAGCCTATCCGATGCGGAAATTATTTCGCGGGCTCAAGCGTTAGCGTCAAGAATACGCCAACATCCTCCGGATATGCCAAGGAGGATGGAAACCACGATTGACGAGGAAGGGATGCCTCGTACTCGTTCTCGTGTAGGTACGTACAGTAAAGATATTGCTGAATCAGATCGAAGTCTTCTTGATACGATCGCAGGTACTGAATCGCCTGACTACAACACGCTTTACGGTGGTCGGAAGATCTCTGATCTTTCTAGGCACCCCGGTATTCACGTGCCTATTAGAAAAGGTCCCAATGCTGGAGATACGTCTTCCGCGTTTGGTCGGTATCAGTTTGAGAAAGCTACTTGGGATGAAGTCTCCAAAGAGCTTGGACTTGAGGACATGTCTCCGCAGAGCCAAGATCAGGGGGCTCTTCACTATGCCTCTAAGATTTATAAGGCAAAGACTGGTCGGGATGTACGTGAAGACTGGGCTACAGGTGATCCTGAAGTTCAGCACAATGTCCTGCGTAATCTGTCTGGGGTATGGACATCGTTACCGGGTGGCATCGAGCAGAACCCTATCTATGGTAAACAGCGTCTAGCGCAGCCTGATCGTGGCGGTGCACCTACCTCTCGGATAACAGATGCTGGTTTTGATGACCAGCCTCCTAAGCTTCAGTACGATCCAAGTGGAAGACCCACTTCGGATATCTTTAAAGGCGCTTTAGCTCGTGGGTGGGAAGGTCTTAAGGGAGATTACCTAGACCTCATTCCGGCTATGGCCGCGTCTGCGTTCGGTAACGATAAGTACGCTACAGAGCAGCTCAAAGAATACAAAGATCGCATGGAGGATGTTCGTGCAGAATATCCCGTTGCCTACGAAGACATTTCGAAGGTTAATGATCCTGCTGAGTTCTTAGATTACACAGTTGAAACCCTAGGTGAAAACGCAGCTAATGCCGCTACTTTCCTCATGGGTGCTGGTGTAGGCTCCTCTATTGGTAAGGCAGCTGTACGTAAATCTATTGAGTCCAAGCTAGCTGAGCACGTAGCCAAGCGTGAAGGTTTGGACGAAGCGGGTAAAGCGGCGCTCAAAGACAAACTCATGGATCGGGTTGTCGCTGGTTCCATGGCTGGACGTGTCGGCGCTGGTACTGGAATGGCCGCTGCATCTGCGGCAGGTAATATTCCCGAAACGTTCCAAGATATCTACCAAGAAACGGGTGAGCTGCATCCCGGTGTCGCCGCCATGTTCGGTAGCGTTAAAGCCGGTTTAGATACTGTCATACCGGGTCATGTATTGGGTAAGTTGTCAGGTGCCAGCCGTGACATGCTTACTGCAAAGATTCTCGACAAGATGGGCGTATTGCCCACTTCGTACACTAAAGCGTTCCTAGCTGAAGCTGGTATTGCTACTGCAGGTGAAGGTATCACCGAAGGTGTTCAGCAGTATATTGACAACCTAGCAGCTAAGTACGTTGGGGCTGATCGTGAAGCTCTCGACAAAGTATTCGACTCTGCTGTTCGAGGCATGATTGGCGGTGCTGTTATCGGTGCCCCCGGAGCTGCTGTAGAAGCTGGTCGCTACCCTTCGTATAGAGATAGATTAGACCGTGAAGCTGGTATTCAACTCGGTGCGCCAGAACAACCGCCCGGCACTGAGCGTATTTCTGCTCCGGCTGTTCCTCCGGAAGTAATCGATGAAACTACAGGACAAGCTGCGCCGCCTTCAGGACCTTCTGATGTTGGGTATTCTTCGGTTCTCAGCGCTGACATGCTTAGCAGCATTGGCCTTGATAAAAAGCGCAACCAATGGGTATACAAGAATCTTGAGGGAAAGGATTTCCTCAACGACGAAGACTACGCCAAAGTTGCTAAGTTCATCGGACAACTTGGAGCCAACGAGAAGATCGATCCGGAAATCAAAACCAAGATCATCGATCTCATCGAGGAACATAATTCCAATGTCCAACGGGCGCTTGAATCTGGAATTGAGACAGGACCATCTGGAGTTGGCGCTGGAGTTTCTGGAGGACCCAGCACAGGTGTACCCCCCGAAGGAGTTGGAGTACCTCCAATCACAGGAATGGGAGTTGATACATCATCTGTATCTGGGCTTGAAGGAGGAGCTCCGGCACAGCAGGGTGCATTAGAAGAAGCCGCTGGTGCAGAAGGCGTAGACCTCGAAGCTGCCAAAGCTCGTACTCTTGAGAACCTCCAAGTTACTAGAGCTCGCCAACAGGCTGAAGCTCAGACAGAAGAAACCCGTAAGGCTCGTACTGTACGTGGACTCGAAACCGCGCAAGCACAACAACTGGCAGAAACTGCGGCTACCCAACAGCGTGATTTAGAAGCTAGAGAGATTCAGCTCCGTGGTGAAGTGCGCGGTCTCAAAGATGCTATCGAAGAAGCTACGGGCAAGAGAGATACTAATGCCATCGCACAACTTACGGATCAGCTCAATGCAGTTGAGTCCCAGCTGCAAACTACGACTAGAGATAGAGCTACCGCCGCTGCTGTTCGGCTAACCGAGAAGCATCCTACTGATGAGACGCACGGGTATACCACCGATTTTGATATTCAGGATCAGAGTGACCAGCAGGCCGTAGCTACTGTACGTACTAAACCGAAAGTAAAGGGGGATGAGAAGCACGCTCAGACCTATTTTGGTAAAGGTCCGGTTACGCAGCACGCGCTAGCTAACATTGCCTATGACTTAGTGTTCCCCACCCCTAGGTTCCGAGTGCAGCCGGATCAGGTCGACGCCGAATCTAATAAGTTGTTTGAAGGTACGGGCACTAAGGAAGCTGAGAGTGCCGCTAAGTGGGTGCAGAACAACCTAAGCCCCGAGACTAACGAAGAACTCAATCGGTTGATCCAGTACTTCCAAGGTATGAAGGACAAGACCGAGGCATCGGATAAAGTCCGCTGGGCTGAAGAAACTGTTGAGACTGATACTGGGCGTGAACGTGCTATGCCACGTACGCCTGCTCCTACTGGCGACCTATACTTCCGTACGGAAGAGGCTGCTAAGCAAGCTCCTGTTGCTACTCTTACTGGTGAAGAACTTGAGAAGGGTGTTGGCGGTAAAGGTGTGTCTAGTATGGCGCACCCGGTTCACCCCGCCGTTCTGGATGCTCTACGTAGAGGTAATCTTGCTCAGGCACTCCTACTGCATTCAAGCCGGATCACGGGCAATCAGTCTAAGCTGGCTCGTTTCCTGTCCAGTGTATTCAGTGGTAGAAGCGAAGTAGGTGACCAATCTCGTGTCGCCCGCCAGCTAGCTAAGAACTTACGTGGTACGAACGTAAAGATTTCACTAGGTTTGACTGACACCAACGGCAAGCCTGTTCCGGGTTACTACGACCCGGCTACGAATACGGTTCACCTTGACGCTACTGACGGGCTCAATTCGCATACGTTGATTCACGAGTCTGGACATGCGGTCTTGTCGCATACGCTGGACGATGCTGATAATCCGCTAACTCGTAACCTCACTCAGCTGTTCGATAAGGTTAAGGATAGCTTGGGCGGTGCCTATGGTGCACAGAACGTACATGAGTTTACATCCGAAGCGTGGGGTAACGAGGAGTTTAAAAATCAGCTTCAGTCAATCAACCCCGATGGGTTGAAGTACACGGCATGGGACCGATTCATCCGTGCAGTATCCAACTTCTTCCGGCGTTCTATCGGTCTTCCAGCTAAGCCGTTGGACTCCATGTATGACGCTGTGGATAAGCTCATCTCCGAGATAGCGTCACCTGCTCCTAAGAACAGAGGCGGCCATATTCTTTATGCACCTCGTGGTGCTAAATACGCATATAACACTGTAGATAAGATCATCGACAACATCCCGTTGCTTAGCGATAACCAAAAGGCTGCGTTAAGTGATGGCATTAACTTTGGTGATAGAGAAGTAAGCTCAGCAATTAAAGCGTTCCTTCCTATGCACGCTTTGGCTGACGTGGCTGATAAGTATTTAGGTGGGTTACCGACTAAAGTTCACGATCTAATTAACCAGAAAAGTGGCCTGACAAAAAAGCTCAACAAGATGACCGATCCGGTTATCTCGCTTGCTAAACACGCTATTAAGAAAGCAGGGCATCAGCAGAACGAATACGGCGACATAGTGCATCGAAGCACTAGAGCTGGGGTAGATCCTACTAAGCCTAGACAAATTTATAAGAATGATCCTGAAAAGGAAAAGATCTGGGATAACCTGAATCGCAGGTACAACCGACTAGACAAGTCTTGGCAAGATACTTACGTAGCTATGCGTAATGGCTACCGCGCTATGTACGACGAGATCAAGAAGACCATCTTCGACCGTATCGATGAGACCGATATGCCGCAGGCCAGTAAGGTTCGACTGCGGGCTGACATCATGTCCAAGCTCATGGAGAAGGGACGTATTGATCCTTACTTCGCTCTTGGTCGTTCAGGTGAGCATTGGTTGTCTGCTAATACATTTGACCAAGAAGGTCGGCCTTTGTTTGTGGTCGAAGCATTTGAGTCCAAATGGAAACGTAGAGCTCGTATGCGGGAGCTTGAGCGTGGCGGTGCCACGGAAGTTCAGCCTTACTCCAACCTGCAATCGTTGGACTACAGCCGTGCGCCAGATGGTTCATTCGTAAATAGCGTTCTAAAAATCATGCGGGCCAATAAGGTACCCGACGAAGCTATTGACGAAATGATGCGGTTGTTTATCTCTACGTTACCTGAGACCGCGTTTGCCAAATCAATGATGGCACGTAAAGACGGTGGTCGAGCTGGTTTCGATACCGATGCTGTTGGTGTATTCGAAAAGAAAATGCGGAGCATGTCGCACCAGATAGCCAGCATGAAGTACAACCCCAAGATCCGCAACACCATTGCGGATATGGAGACTTATGCGAACAAGATAAGTCGTGGGGCCATTGAAGCTACAGATAAAAATGGCAAAGTAATTAAGGACGCTAATGGTGATCCTACGTATCTTCCAGCTAAGGATAATGAAATTCCAATGCGGTACGTGGACGAGTTTAAGAAACGAGAGAGGTATATCCTTAATCCGGTAAAAAGTGATTGGGGGCAGCTTGCTACTACTGGCCTGTTCCACTACGTCATGGGCGCAAACATCTCATCCGTACTCGTTAACTTCGCTAACGTACCGATGGTAGTAACTCCTTACCTTTGGAGTCAGTATCCGGGGCAGAATATCTCCGGTGCTATTGGGCATGCCACTAGGGTGTTCATGGGTAGTGGCCGTAAAGCTAAAGTCGAAATGATTGGGGCTAATGGTCAGACAGTGATGATGGATGTTATGCCGTCTGTGGCTAACTACAATCCTGATTCTAAGTACGGTAAGCAGTACGCCACCTTAGTGAGAGTGCTGAATGACCATGGGCAGCTTGATCGTTCTCAGCTTTACGAAATGATTCGTGGGGATACTGGCACGGGTACGCTCGATAAGCTCAATGCTATTTCTGGTTGGGCTTTCCATCACGGTGAACGTATGAACCGTGAAGTGACCATGATGGCTGCTTATGACCTTGAGAACAGAAAGCTAGCTGCAAAGGTACGCTCCGGGGAAATGACCACCAAAGAGGCTGAAGAAGCCGCTGCTTATAAGGCCATACAAACCGCTGAACTTACGAACGGCAGTGTGGCATCCGCATCAGCTCCTCGTATCTCTCAAAGCTCTTTAGGTAAAGTAGCGTTTATGTTCAAGCGGTATGCCGCTACGCACTACTACATGTTATGGAAGGCTTATAAACAAGCTACTGACCAACTGCTGTCCCCGGCTGAACGTAAGATGGCTCGTAAGCAATTGGCAGGGATCTATGGGATGGCTGGACTCATGGCGGGTGCACAGGGTTTACCTCTCTTCGGACTGCTGTCCATGGTCCATAACTTGTTCAAGGACGATGAGGATGATGATCTCGGCACTGCTACTCGTAACTACATAGGCGAGTTTGCCTACAAGGGTCCGATCGAATACTTCACCAATCTCGCTGTGGCTTCTCGTATGTCTATCAATGACATGATCGTAAGAACATCGAATGAAAAAGCCGAGGCTGCTACGTTCGCACAGCAGATGGCAGAAGTAATTGGTGGTGCAGCTTACAGCGTGCCTGAGCGCATAGAACGTGGGTTGAACCTGATTCGTGAAGGACACACGGAACGTGGTATCGAGATGATGCTGCCCGTCGCTGCCTCCAATATGTTCAAAGCAGTTCGTTATGGTTTGGAAGGCACTAATACGCTACGTGGTGACCCCATTACGGGAGATGTAAGTCCGGGTAATGTGATGGCTCAGTTTATTGGCATTGCCCCCGCTGACTACACTCGCCAGATGGAAGAGAACGACCGCCTCAAGGGTATGCACGACAAGGTTATTCGTAAGGCTTCTAACCTCAAACGTAAGTACTACACGGCTGATCGAGCTGGTGATCTAGGTGGCAAATGGGATGCACGTGAAGAGCTTATTGAGTTGGGTGAAAAGCACCCCGGTCTGGAAATTTCCAGAGGCAACGTTGATTCGTCACTACGCCGTTCTATGAAAGCGCAACGTAACGCTACGGAAGAAATGCGGCATGGTATCCGGTACTCCAAGAAGATGCTCAAGGAGATAAAGGAAAAGGAACGCGAGTGGGAAGAAGCGGAATAAAAAAACCCCGGTGAGTGACGCCGGGGTTAAGATCCTCGATTGCGAGGGAGGGAGGAAAGCAACTGGAGAACAGTAGTTGCAATAATAGAATATCACGATAGTCTCCAAAAGCGCATTCCTAAAATGCCTCCTTCGATCCTCTCAGCTCCTTTTATAACGTAATCGTTCTTTTTAGCTACCCCTTTCACCTGTTTATCTAACTTTTTTAAGTTCACTGCGGGGATGAATACTGACATCCCCGGCTTCAATAGTTCCCATCTAACAGCTATCTGCTTACCGTCAGGGCATACGATCCCATCTACGGTAGCCTTCGTGTACTGCTTAGGAGGTAGATTCCTCTTCGACGGTCGTACCCATCTCTTCATCGGTATTGAATCCAGTACAGTCAATGAAGATCACATCAGTAGCGCCCTCATTAAGTCGGGTGCCTTTACCCATGCGCTTCTTAATCGTCTTAGCCTTATTACCGTTAGTTTTCATGGAGTCTATAAGGCCTTCGAATGAAATCTGCTTACGCACACACCAATCTTTGAATGGACCGGGGTAGAGGAACAAGTGGCGTAAGTCATATTCATACCGAGCTACGAACTGCCCACGAGGGGTAGCATCTGGGACTACTAAGTGGTCCATCATGGCTTCCTTACCCTTAACCCTAGAGTCCTCGGTGCTTTTGATTCGCAGGATGTTGTTGTAGTTCTCAGCGAGGTAGGTGGTAACTACAGTCTCAGGGTCAATCTTCATAGATTCAACTCGCACATGCGCCGCCTGTGCTACGTCCTTCAACCAACGATGCAGGTTCTTCAGGTCGTAGTCAACCAACCCAGCTCGCTTCGCCATCATCAAACCCATGAACGCATCGGCAACCAGCACCGAATAGAACCGCTCCATGTAACTAAACTTCAGCGAGGCGTCCAGCTTCTGCCGAGTCGTCTCATATAGAGCCTTAATCTCGGTGATGTTCTGCATCACAAACTGTAGGTAAGGAACCGCAGCATGCCCGTAGTTGTTAAACAACTCGGTGCTGAGTCTATCAGTGTCTATCTTATTCAGACCTTCTACAGGTGTAGCCCTGACCTCCAAGATACGCATCGTCTCTCCTTTTGGTAGAGCTTTGTACGTACCCATTTTTTCTACTACAGAGGTGTTTCCGGTACTAGCAGCCAAGAGCTTCCAAGGTTCTCCACGAACTCGTTCTTGGTTAGCTGACATGGTTAGTCGATTACGCTGCATCCCCGATGTGAATGCGTAGATGAAGTCGCTGATATCTTTGGCGCTGGAATTGGTCAGCTCATCGAGTGGGAGGAAGAGGTTGTTGTATACCTCCGCACGGTTCATCTTGGAGTAGGTCGTGTCGGATTCTTTTAGTACCAGCTTGGTCGGATCTCCCCAAATACTGGCACCTGCGTTGAGTGCTGTGGTCTTACCGATACCTGAGTCTGGACTGAATACGTGCAGGAGAGCTGCGTTGATGGCTGTGAAGTCTGTGAAGATTGACCCGAATGACATCCCGATGATGAATTGATGAACTTCCATACCGGGTTGGTTATAGAACTCCATCGTTTTCTTCCACACTTCTAACGAACCCTTAGGTTTAAACGCTTTGAAGAGGTGGTTGGTCACGGCTGTTGGTGGGTTGAAGTCAACCCGTTCCGCTCCAATTTCTTTGTCTCCTAGAATAAAAGAGGTATGGGTATCGTCTACCCAACCAAACTGCCTGTGTGCAGTGTTCACCTTGTCGTCGTATTGCATACTGTTCACCCACGCTAATATGTAAGCAGACAACTCGTCTGTCTTAACCATGGCTACACCACGAGCCGCTACGTATTTTCTGAATTCATCCTTGGAAGACACCGCCGTAAGTGGCATCGTGAATTCTCTTACCCCGTCCTTGGGTAGATGTAGTCTTATTACTATGCTTTCCCCTAACTCTGGATCGTCCAGCCTACGCACTACGTAGATGTCGTTGTGGTAGATCAGGACTTCAATCTCGTCGTCTTGTTTTATTATTCGTTTATAGACTCCCCCGGTTTTACCCCTGAAGTACGGTGCCGGAAACTTCGGGATGATATAGGTCTGTGTATGCCCTTGGTCTACTCCTGACAGCACGTCTTCAACAATGTTGTCCTCATCTGTAGCTTCAGCGATCTCCTTACCCAATACGATGGGGGACTTGATCTCACCCCAATGAGGGCATTTGGGGCATACCCCCGGATTAAACGAATCGATCTTCTCGCACGTATACGGACCCTTCTTAATGTTCTCCACCTTACGGTGCATCGTGGCGGGGTCGTAATCTGGGTGTCCTTTAGAGATGCGTTCAACCGCTTTATCTACGTCTTCGCAGTACTTGGCGATTGACAATCCGGCACGCCACATAGGTTCACTCATGGTCGCTTGGTGCTCCATGATGTACCTGATCTGTTCGCACCCGTCACCCTTTAGGGTCTTCAGCACGATGTTCTTGAAGAAGTTCTGGCGATTACCTAACAGTGCTTTCGTAACAGGATCGAGTTCTCCTCTTGGAGCGTACGATCTCTTGAATTTAATTGGCTCGCCAAGTACAGCCTTATACGAATCTACAGAACCGGATTCAGCCCCGGTATAGAAAATTTTGACTAGGCGTGGATCTTCTTCCTTATAGTTCTTGGTCCCCGGCACCCGGAGAATACGGGCGCTATCTGCCGTTACAACCGGGTCTGCATATAGGTTGTAGTCATCACAGATACTCTTAAGTTGTTCTGCTAAAGGTAGCCACTCGTCCCTTGAAACTGGGGTTTCTAGCGGCCAGTATGCGTGAACGCCTCCCCCTGAGTTAACAAGGTAAGGCTTGGGCATCCCTGATTCTTTACAGAACCGCTTGAGGTCTTTGACTGCTAACTCTTGGTTCTCATAAGGCTTACCTATGCCACAATCGAGGTCAATAAAAAGTGAACGTAGCTGGTGTACGTTGGTTGTTCTGCGGGACTTGGCATTTTCAAAAGTTGCTAGTGCGTAGTACGAGTCATAACCGTTTTCGCACAGTTCTTCTGCTACCTTGATGGCATCATCGAGATTCGAATAGAACTTCTGAACAGGTTTATCAGAGCCCTTTTTTAGTCCGACTATGCAGTAGTAGCCTTCATCTCCTAGAACTTTTGGTAAAAAGTCTAAGTTGTCCATACCCACCTTGAAGAAGTAAAGGGGGTGAGCCTACCCCACCCCCAGACTGTTAATCAGTCATCCCACTCGTCTACCAAGTCCTCTAATTTGGACTCCGCAGGTACGGCAGCGGTCTTCTTCGGTGCGGCTTTCTTGGGCTCTTCTACAGGTGCCTCTTCTTCCTCTTCCTCCTCGTCCTCCTCCACAGGATCAGGTTTCGTAGCAGGTGCAGGCTTCTTAGGTGCGGCCTTAGGTGCAGGTGCCTCTTCTTCCTCTTCAGCAGGTACGTTATCTGCCTGAGATACGGTCATAGTCACCGCACGAGCGGCGTCTTCTGATTCCATAAGACGTTCAATGATCTCGTACTCCTCTTCGTTTACTTCACGAATTGGACGGAAGAACAGCTTAGGAACAGGGCTCTTGATGTCGAACCGGAGTTCGGTAACTACGGCACATGCCGGGATGCCTTCCTTAACAAGCCACTTGGCATACGCCTGAAGCGGCATCTTGTTAGCGCCTTCCCCGTCACCGAAGATAGAAGTAGCAGGAACCGTAAGCTGGTATACCTCTTCCTTCTCAATCTCACCTTCGAGAACTACAGCCAGACGTTGGCTATAACGGCATGCTCGTGTGTCACCCTGCCCTGATCCCTTGATGTTCATAGGACATTTCTGGCAGGTATCACATTGCTTGTTCTTTACGTCAGCATCGGGACGGTTCCCATCGGTTGACCAGCATGTTGGAGGCACTGCCTCACCATCTGAATAAGTACCCTTGTAGTAGGTACGAGAGATATGCTCGGCTGACTTAACGATGAATACGTTAATCGCCCGTTCTTCAGATACGCGGTATTCCTTACCGCCTACGATTTCACGGAAAGCATTTCCTTTGATGCTAATTCGACGCATGCCAAGGCCACCGCCAGCCAGAGCACGAGTCATGTCATCTACACCACGTTTAATGAACGAGGGTAGACCGCCTTTGAATAAAACTACATCACCCATTTTGTTCTCCTAGAAGTCTTCGTTAGGGTCAAAACTAATGTCTGCTTGTGTACCGTCTTCCTTAACACCATCGTTCTCCGCCACAAACTTACGGAGAGCTTCTTCCACTTCGCTGCGCTTAAACCTGAACACACCGTCCAATTTCAACGCTGGAATCATATCTTTTCTCAACCATTTCCTTACGGTTGAGACGGACACCGAGAAGTGCTTCGCTAGCTCCTCGATGCCTACATACGGTTCGTTAGTCATTCTTACCTCTCTTGATGGTAATGGAGTACTCCATAGTTGAGTTAAGCCCCGGAGGTACGTCTTCCGGATGCTCTTCAAGGTATTTCTTTACGTTGCCCTGATGCAGACGTTTCTCTAGCAATTCCGGTATCTGGTGCTCCAGCACGAAGCCGTGCATTAAAGTCCAGTCGGCTACTGAGTAGGTAGTCTTAACAGTGCGGTAGGCTAAGCCAGCAGCGGTCTTTACGCTCTCAAGATCGGACTCCCGCATCGCATCGTTGATAGCGGTCTTCACGGTTTGCATCTTCTTTTCGAGAGCTTTTACTTCGGCTTCGAATTGGTCACGCTTATCACGCATCCGGTTAAATACACGGATGAGCGATTCTAATGATGGCTCTGACATTTTGTTCTCCTAGTCGTACTCGGTCTAACGCCGATGTGTCAATGCTACCTATCAAATCGTGGTTTAGTCAAGTAAATTCTTGTAAAGCTCGACTAACTTTCCGTTTTCGTTAATACGGTTATTTAACATTGAGTAAATGTGTTTCTCTGCGTTTGAGCCTTGGAGATTAACTACGGTGACAGGATGGCGCAGACCGGCCCGGTGCGCTCGGGCATTAGCCTGTGCGTAAATATCAAGACTGGAAGTTGGCCCCCACCATACGATCGTGTCTGCTTCGGTCAGCGTCACTCCATGCGCTGCCGCTTGAGGTTGAATGAGCAGGATACGCGGGTCCGGTTGAGATTGGAATCGCTTGAAGATATCCGCACGGGCACCGGCACTTACAGAGCCTCGGATGATCTCGCACGTGTGCTTGTCCTCTGTCAGCTTTTGATGGAGTAGATCAATCGTGTGCTTAAACGGCACGAAGATGAGGATCTTGTGGTTGCTCTCCTCGATGACCTCAGTGAGAACCTTATAACGGTTTTTAATATCGAACTCTAAAGTCTCACCGCTATCGGAATAAACAGCACCACAGGATATTTGCAAGAGCTTGTTCATACCTACCGCAGCGTTGACTGCCGTGACTTGCTCCCCTGCTGTCTGCACAACCAGCTTCTTCCGGAGCAGGTCGTAATACTTCTTCTGCTGTGTAGTGAGTTCTACGTGTCGGGTCGTGTATGTGATCTCGGGTAGATCAAGGCACTCTTCCTTCGTGTACCTGATGGCTGGCTGCAATGCCTCGAATATGATCTTCTCGGCGTTGGGTCTGGTCATCCATTTGAACGTAGTGACCTTGTACATCACCATGTCTTTGAACGTAGTGAAGAACTGAGGTACGTTCTTAGGATTAACGAGCTTAGCCAGACCGTATGCGTCCAGAGGTGACTGAGCGGCAGGTGTGCCGGTCATCATCCATAGCCATGTATCAGGAGTCAGAATACTGTTAAGGGTTTTCCATCTCGTAGTCTGGCTGTTCTTGTAGGCGTTGGCCTCGTCCACAATGATGAGGTCGAACCCAGCCTTCTTGATGTCTTCCTTGACGATATCCACACCGTCATAGTTGATGATTACGAACTCGGCATCTGAGTTGATGATCTGCTGGCGTTTCTCCTTGGCCTTCACCCCACTCGAATGCGCTATGTCTACTGTCCTGTGCATGGCGAACTTGAACAAGTCCGATCTCCATGCTGCGTCCATAATAGATAGGGGGCATATAATAAGGGCACGTCTGACCTTGCCGAGTTTCATCAGATAGTCAGCGGCCCAGATCGCTGAGCCAGTTTTCCCAGTCCCCTGCTCGTTGAGGCAGAACGCTCTTTTGTGCAGAGTGAGGAATGAGGCTGTGTTCTTCTGGTGTTCGAACGGTGCATACCGTCCGGTCCATTGGTACTTCCCCATGATGGGGGAGGGTACGTTCTTAATCTTCAGGTTCTTGAGCACCTGTGCTTCTTCTAGGTTCCAGTTAACTAGAACCTTACCGTCACCTAGATCCTTGCTCTTTGGGATGACAGTTGTGATGCGTCCGGGGTTACGTACGTTTAGTAATAATGCTTTGTTATCAATTACTTGCATGGTGTTCTCCTTTCTTATAGACGAACGAAAGCGACGTAAACAGGCCCTATTCCCTGCCTACGCCGTACTTCCGTACTGATTCCCCACCGAGCAACAGAATTGGAGAGAGGTGGTGTCAGCTGGTACGGTTTAAAGTAGGTCGCAAACTACCCGGTTAGCCCACTCATACCTTACGGCTAACCTACTCCCACATAGGTCTATTTGCGCTTGCGTTCGCGCTTACTCGTTTCAGAGACTAGGTTACTCTTCCCGTCTCTTTTAAATGATCTGTTCTTACTCGGGCTCTGGACGGTGTACCCGTTCTTATTAGAGCCACCCTTATCTAACGCCTTCTTGTGCGCTAGGTCTTTACCTTCACGTGCATCAGCCTCGCCGTTCCCGTTCTTATCAGGATGGGTCTTGTCGAACTTACGGCGCAACTTCTGTCGCTCCATACGCCTAGGTAGTTCTTCTCGTGCTACCTGCTGCTGGTATTCTTTCTTGTAGGGTCTAGGTTTATTTACATAGGGCATCAGTTTCTCCCATTGTGTACGCACTCCAATACGGGGCAGTGCTTCTTACACAACCCACTAGGTCTGGGGTTGAACACCCCTGTTTCATGGGCCGTACGTAACTGCCCATAACTCTTGAACCACTTGATCCACAGTATGTCCTGTTCTTCGAACTTAAATCTAACCTTTGGGAAGCTACGCCCTACTACGAAGAACAACCCCGCCTTCACTTTCTTGACATGCGGGTAGTGCTTAAACACCGCAAGAGCCATCAGCTCCAGCTGACCTTGATCCGCATACTTAGCAGATCCGGTCTTGTAGTCAACGCAGAATGCCCTGTCTCCGTTGATAATCAATAAGTCGGCGATCCCTCGCCACCATGCCTCCTTGGACTTAAACGAGCACGGTTCCAAGTTCTCATCAAGTGCGAACTTCAACTCGCAATGGACCTCACCGGGATACTTCTCCACGATCTTGTCGAGTGCCGCACGGTAAGGCTCGAACTCCTTTGGTAGATCTTTCCCGTCACGAACGTATTCTTCAGCAGCCTTGTGGAACCTATTCCCGTAGAGGATGGCTTCCGTCTCCTCCATCGGGTGTTCCTTGAGCACCTTCAGGTGATAATACTGCTTAGGACAATTGTCGAACTGCTTGATTGAAGAAAACGACCATGACGGGGATTTACTCATCTTCTCATTTGTAATAGTTTTTGGGTTACCTCAGTAGCCATTTGGGATCCATTATGTTTGTCCGGATGGCATAGTATTACCAGCTTACCTAATAGTTCTTTGTCTATGTAAACTGATTTGGTTGTCGGTTTAAACGTATCTACTTTCTCCTCTTTTCGCTTCCTGCTTATGTAACATCCTAAGCAAACACGTTTCCATGGTTCATCTTTATAGAACCCTTTCCCGCATTGGGGGCATATTGCTGCTTCCATAGTTCATTACGCTCATTCGTCGCAACGTTCCACCAAAGCCAAATACGCAGCTCCATCGACCAGAGAATCTCTGTGCCCCGGTGTGTTTGCAAGCCTAGCGCATTTAAGAAGCGTCATCATTACTGCTACATCTTTAGCGTTAAGCCCTAATGTGTCCTCATAACCGAAGCGGTTAGTTAGGTACGCTGCCCACATCTCTGCGATGCAGGTGAGGTTTTTACTAGGTTTGCCGTAAGTCTTTTCACGGTCCCCGTAGATGATGTCCTGTGCCTCTTCCAGCACGTTAACATTCGCCATAGCTCCTCCCATACCTCGCTTCACAGTTAACAGGTAAACCTTCAGCCCACGCAGGAACCCAACGCATGCACTGTTCTACATACGCTTGCGCCTCGTCAGCCTCCTCTTCTTTTACGATACAAGCGATAGCATCGTGTACCGTCAGCACCACCTCGTATCGCTTTGCGATGAGGATCATCTGTTCGCCTATGATACACCTAGCGATGGCTTGGCAAACGTTTTCTACCACCTTACCGCCGTAAATTCTGTTCCATCCGTAGCGACTCTTGTACTGGTACTCAGTCTTGCCACCCTCGATGTTCTGCTTACGTAATTCTGGGTAACGTAGGTACAGACCGCTAGGCAACAAAATACCTTCCTGTTCCCAATCTACGGTCAGCACACCCTTACGGCCTATCTGCGATGACTCCTCCTTGGCAAGCTCCTCGATCATGACCTTAGCCTGTTTCCACAGGTCTACGATCTTAGGGTACTTCTCACGGTACGAACTGATGATATCTTCCGATTCTTTTTGGGTAAGATCGACTCCCTGCAACGCTAGCGATGCTCGGAACTTCGTAGCACCAAGGCCGTATCCGCACCCAAGCACTACTGTCTTACCCATGAACCGTTCTTCCTTAGTGATCTCCTCCTCAGGTTTGTCATAGATAGCAGAGGCCATGATTTTGTACACGTCACGTCCCTCACGGAACGCTTCAACCAAGTCTTCCTGACAAGCCAGCCACGCCAGCACTCGAGCTTCAATCTGCGAAGAGTCCGAGTCGATGATGACGTAGCCCTCAGGTGCCTCGATTGCTTTCTTAATCTTCCCTGCGTTATCACCACGTGAGGGAAGGTTCTGTAGGTTGATTTTGTCTGACCCACCCCACCGTCCCGTGTGAGCGGCGTAATACCTTAAGGGAACTGGTATCGGTCCTCTCTTAGCGATGGCAATGAACCGTTCCGTACGAGTCTCCTCAAGCGTAGACTTCACCCCAAGTCGAGCGGCTACTACCGCCTGTACCCTAATGTCATCATGCTCCAGTAGGGCGTTGAACTCAGAGTCGGTCTTGGAGAACGCATAGGCTTCCTTACCCGTCCTTGCACTTATTTTCGTAGGAGGTTCTACCCCGTACTCCCTAAGCACATCAGCCAGCTTTGGGTTCGACATCAGGTCTTCTACCGTGTGACCACTTTCGGATAAGAGCTTAGCCTTCTTGTCCTTGATGACTTCCAAGTGCGCTTCGAGCATCGGTAGATTGAGCTCAAGCAAAGGCCGTACATACATCTTCAGAGTCAAATCGATCAGGCTCTTCTCCTTAACCGGGAATCCATTCCGAATCATGGAGCAGTAGATCGCATATGTAAGCTCAACGTCATTGACGCAGTAGTCGCCGTACGTACTCAGCTCATCAGGAGAGAAGTCTTCCAGCCGCATACCATCTGCACGTATCACCTCGGTGCCTTTCTCACCTACCCCATACTGAACCGCCAGAGCCGCTAGAGAAGCAGGTGCTTCAGCACCGTGAAGCGCCTTAGCCATGAGCATCGTGTCGATGTACCGCTTGGCATAAATGCCATAGTGCTCAGACAGAATGAGCCCGTCGAACATCGTGTTCTGGCACAGCAGGATGGAGTTTTCGAAGTCATACGAATTCAGGAACCGCTTGAGATCCTTCTTCGGCCCACTCGCCCACTCTGTCTCACCGTCATCTACCTTGATACCGACACCGATCACTTGGAACCGAGGGTCACGTATGTACTCCTCAGTAGTCATCTTCTTAAGGGTGTAGCCCTGCTTCGAGTCGTAGAACGTTTCGAAGTCTAGTGTGATTAAAGTCATTTTTCGTCTATGAATATCTGTAAGGATTCTCGTAACGGCGCTTGAATATTTGGCATTATCGTGCAATGGTTTATAGGTGGTTTAAAAAATACGGCCTTATTAAACTCGGGGTAAATGGCTTTGTGCTCTCCATCTGAGGTGTATATTAGGGCTCCACTCCAGTCCTTGTCCCAAGATTCGTTAAGATACACAGTGCATGCTAATAAGCGCCCTTCATCCGCGTGCCAAGGTATATAACTGTATCTACTTCCTAAAGTATATGTTGCATCTATTGTTTTAGTTTCTAGTAATACTATTTTAGTGCTTAAGTATGCTTTTATTTCGAGCTTAATAATGTCCGGTAAATTGTAAAGTATAATTGTACCGCTCGTAGCTATTACACCTACATCCCAATCTGTTAAGTTAAGCCCCGATGGTTTATTGTTTAAAGAATATTCTTTAATCTTACGTATTAAACTCAAAGGCAAAAAGTTATGCTCCACATACACCCGGTTGTATTCTAGCTCGATAGGGCAATCCATTTAATACACCCAACTTATTACAGAATACCTAGTACCACCTGTTATTGTATTTACCTTATGGGGATATACAAAGTTCGAAGGGAATATGAGCACATCTCCCGTACCTATATGGTAAGGCTCATCGTGGAAGAACACTAGCTCCCCACCTTCATAGTCCTCGTTCAGCGCCATCAACATAGACATTATAGGTATACCTTTTTTAGTCCCATCAAATATACCGTGTATGTGGTCGATATGGTTTTTCATATTCGTACCAGGGGTGTAAATGTTAAATCTAGGATGTGTGAACCCTTGCAGTGGGGTTATATCAAACTCGTTCGCATACTCTATAGACAGATTTCTTACCGCATCTACAAGGGTATCGGTGTTTTTAATAGATCCAAAAAACACTTTGAAGTCATCGTCATGAGAAACGCTACTGCCATCTCTCACATGATAAAACGCATGGTTTTCAAACTGGTGGGATACCTCCGATAACTGCCGTATAGTCTCGGCACAAAACTCTTTTGAGAAGTAACCCTTGTGTAGGACCATATAATCACGGATATCGTTTTTCATTCTAAGTCGTCCAAGTAAATACCGGGGGTGAACGGATTACCTACATCCCCACCGGGGATGGGCATCACATATTCAGGTTCGTAGTATGGATCTAGTTTCGGTGCTGGTGAGGTGTCGATCCTCGTGCCCATGTAGTCACCACGGTAGTTGTAGTAGTTCGTAGAGTTACCTATGTCAATCGCTGATCCTTCGTACGTACCACGGTAGTTGTAGTAGTTTGAGTTGGCTCCTGCTGAACAGCTTGTCAGCACGACAGCCCAGAAGATGATGGTTTTCATTACTCCTCCCTCAACGTGCCGTTGAGTCCATGCACAGTCTCACGTAGGTAATACACCTCAGTACGTAGGGCTTGGAGTTCATACATCAGAGCGATTACCAGCTGGTCAATCGTCGGGGGCTGCATAGCCTGTTGCTCTTGTTCTTCGGTAAAGTCATTCATGGTTCATTCTCCGTTCGTTGCGTTTACGTACTATCTCTACACACTTGGCACAGCGCCAATATTGTTTCTTCGGTCCTTTACGTGCACCTCCTTCTACAGGTTCAAATGACTGACAGCTTCCACAGAATCGCTTATGGTTATGAGCGGCAGACGCCTCCACTACTTAGCCCTCACTTCGTTGAATCTCTCGATCAAACTCATCGGTACTACCCCTCCTCGCTTGTAGGTTGAATACAGTATGCACTGGGTGTTAGTACATCCGGGGTTGGCGTTGCAGTAGTTGCATGGACATGCCTCGTACTGCTCCCTGTTGAATTCGTCACCTTTGCGTTTCATGGTTAGGCGTCTTCCTCCCATTCGATGCGGACACAGGCTACTCTGGTGCCTAGGGCTGACTTATTCGCTTCGTTTTCTGTTCTATGCACAGATCCGCAGTAAGCAGGATAAACATTCACCCACCCCACCTTCTTCACGCGC